CGGGCGGCACCCCGCCACGCCAGCGGCACACCCCCGCACCAACGGAGGGCGACCGCACCAGCCGCAGCGGTCATGCTGGCGTGCCGGCAGTCACCTCTACTGCATCGGTCGTGTTGGCGTGGCAGGGTGTCGTAGCTATGGTCGTAGCCACCACTACATGCTTAGTGAGAACCCATTCTCAACAGGCCCACCGTTGGCAACCACTAGCCTATGGCCTTGGGCGGCAACTGAACCAGCCACCAACCATATACCTAACGATGGAGTGGGTGCCCGTGACGCATAGGGAGAAGACCCCCCACCGGCCCCCCGGCAACGAGCGTGGCAGGGTGTGGGGACATTTCCCCACGCTCAAGGTCTCTGTCTCCAAAGTGTTACCCCCCTGTTAGGTTTTCGCCACCACAAACCGGCACAACGTACCCGTAACGTCACCCAAAGTGGCAGCCGTAACCCCTTGCCCCAGCAGCCCTTACCCTCTTTATGCCACTTATGACACTTGTAAACACATATAGAGACCCACGCACGCCCAGGCACGCGGCCCAAACCCCCGCCCCCCTACAAACGTCAAAACTGGCACGATTCCCCCTAACCCCTCGCCCCCCAACCACTTACACTTTTCAAAAAGTGGCACGACCCCCTCTCAGGTCCACCTCTGCCCGATTTTGCTCCGATCCCCGCGCGCCCACCCCCATGTTCGGTACCTCTGCCGTCCCACGCTTAGAACCACCCACCGCTCAGAAGCCCCCAAACGCTCTCTAAGCCCTCGCCCCCCTTCAGCCACCCACCGGCCCACAAAATCCCTCTCCGTCCCGCCCCACCAGCGTCCGCCGCCCACAACCCCGGCCTTGCGTTCCCGCCCCTTACCCCCTACACTCCCCGCGTCCCTTTCAGGATCGCCCCCGTGGTCCCTCCATCGGGGGCGGTCCCATTTTCCCAGGAGCCCCCCATGAATCCACACACCGGCGAGATCCTCAAACTCTCAGACATCCCCCGCGACCGCCGTGACGACTTCGTCCCGCTCACCGCCGACGAACACGCCAAGCTCTCTCCCCTCAGTCCTGAACAACGCGTCCTCGAGGCCCGTCTTACCAAACTGCAAGCCGCGATCACGCCCGCCAAACACGCCGAGCATTTCCCACGCGCCCCCGAGAAACGCGTTGCCGCCATCCAACGCCAAAAACTCGAAGCTCTCACCAGCGACAAAGACGCCCTGCGCCGCTCCCGCCAACTCCGCCGCGCGGCAGCACACGCCCTCAACAACAACGCATGACCGACACCCCCGACAAACCCAACGCCCTCGACGTCAACCCGCTCGCGACCTACACCCTCGACGAACTCAGCAGCGAGATCATGCGGCGCACGCGGGGCGCCTTCATCGTCGTCGAACTCGAGCCCACCAACGACGGCCCCAACGACGGCGCCCCACTCGGCACCTGGTACTACCCGTCATCCACCCACGCCCTCGGCCTGATAGACATCGGCCGGCACATGCTCCACGCCCAACTCTTCTGCCGAAACCACCCCCAGCAGTTCCCGCCCTCTGACTAAGCGCTCACGGCTTGGGCGGCAAACCCTGATTTTCCACGCACCAGCAACCAAAATCAGTGCTACAGCCTCAACTTCTGCAACGGCTTCAATCCCTGCAACCCCCTCTTATTTTTCCGACGGCATAGCGTGACACCACCACCCGTTAGGTGTTCTTCGATGTACGAACACAACCGCAGGTCACTTACGGCATTTCCGTTCTCCCTCTCAATATCCAGACCCGTTGCGGCTTTCCACACCGCCCGTTGCCTCCCAACAACATCCCCCGTCACAAACCACCGAGGCGACCGCTCAAACGCTGCTCCCACGAAAGAATCGACTGGGTGCGTATCCTGCTCCAACCGCAACTGAATAGCAGTGCCGGCCTCGGTTTTTGGCCATCGCTCTCCGGCTTTCGCCTCCCCCAGCCGCCATGCGGCTTCGCACCACCGCAACATGATCCCTGCCAACTCTTTGTGCAGCCTCGTCTCCAATCCCAAGTCCTCTGCTCCCAACGCGCTCGCTCCAAAATACAGGAACAGCAGCTTCCCGCTCAGACTCTTCTTGTCGTCCGGCAGCCGCACTAGCGGGTTGCCCTGCAAAATGAGCCCGCACTGGTATTCCACCTGCCGCAATCTGACGTGCTTTGCGTTCAGCGTTGTCGTATCCCACCCCAGGATCGTCTTGATGAGACTCCCCAACCGATCGCCAACGCCCCGCCGCAGGTCGCCGTGCAACTCGCCCACCACCGTTACCTGCGCGCGCTCCAACCCGTCCTGCCCGAACTCGCCCGACACCACTTCCATCCGCGTGCCGTAGTACGACGGCGCGCCGCCGAGCGCCGCCTGCAACAACCGCGTGCCGATGCCCTTCCCCGCCTTCGTCTCTCCATACTCGTACAGCGCGTACCCATGACACCTGTGCGCCCGCAGCAGATCCCCGTAGAACCGCTCCCGCAACTCGACGGCGCTCTGCTCCCCATCGAGCCATCTTTTCATCGACCGTTCCCATTCTGGACACTTCGCCTTTGGATCCCACGCCGCCGGCGCAACTGCCAACCCGAACCATCGCTCGTCCCTCTCAAACGTGACCCATTCCGGCGGCTTGCTCCCGTCTATCCATACCAGGCGGTCGGCGAACGCCGTCAACTCGTCCGCACTCGGCGCCCCCTTCGGTTTCTTCCCGACCCACGCCGGCATCCCGCCCTCGTGCCTGCACACCGTCTCGAGAAACCCCACGACCTCTCTAACATCCGTCACCTTCGGTTTCAACCGATCACGCACCTCGGTCTTTCCGCTGTCGTCATGCTTCACCGTTAGCACGCACGCGTCCTCCAGCGCCAGCGCCGCACAATCAAACACCCACTCCGGCGGCACCTCCATCCACCGGCTGTGGGTGACAAGCTCTTTCCACGCGTACCAATGCTCCCCTACCCGCAGCAACCTTGGCAACTCACCCCCAAGCACCGTTGCAGCTATCGCCCGTGCAATCTTCATCGGCTCCTTGCTGCCCAGTTCCAGCGGCTTACTCATGCATCGCCTCCGATTCCCTTGCCGCCCAAGCCCTCTTTTTGGTTGCCTTGCCGTCTATCTGCTACACTCCCGTCATGCCACAGGCACGCCCAGCCAGTAAGGGGATCGGTGCCGCCCGATCCTTGCTCCAGAACGCGGGCCAACGATTGACCATGCTGGCCGATCGTCGTGCGCAGCTCCTTGCCGCGAAACCCAAAGGCACTGCTAAAGACGACGACCGCCAAGTCCAAGACAAGATTTTCGATGTTGGCGACATCATCGGCCGACTGAGCGACCCCAACCGCTCTGCGCTGAAAGCCGCCGGTCGCATCAACAATCCCAACGCTTTCCGCCGCCCCGCCAAAGCAGACAACACCACCACGAAAGCAGCACCCGCGACGCAAACGCCGCAGCCGACACCGCTGCCAACACCCGCACCAACAAAACCACAGACACCCGCGCCAACAAAACCACAGTTATTCGTGCCGCCAAAGAGGGAAAAGCCGCCAGCACTGCCGCTAGCAATACCCATACCGATGTTTCCGCTTGGGCCGAAACCGCTACCGCCGGCGACGCCATCAGCAACAACGCCGCAGGCTCCAAGCCGGCCGCTCGTCCCGCCCGTCTCCAATCTGCCGTACGACCCAACCGCACCCGACGCGCGCACACGTTCTAAACGCCGTGCATTCTTCCTCCTTCGTGTTGAGTCGTACCGGAACAAGGGGCTTTCTCAGGAAGACGCAACTTACGAAGCGCTGCGTGAGTTGTACGACCTAGAAGGCGACGCCTATCTAGGCCCCCCGCTCGTGGGTCGGCTGCCTTCGTTGCGGACATCGCCGACAACATTGGCTGGACTCGTCGGCCCTGTTTCGAGGTCGTGAGCGGTGGGGCACCCAGACGATACACCAGCGACCCGCCCCCCGTCAATACGGCGGACACACACCGCCATTCGCCTCGGTGCCGGGCTTGATCTGGTCGACGACATTGAACTCTTTGACCACTTCGAGCATTTCGGGCACACCATCGAGACCTTCCGCGCGTGGTATTCAGCCCTTGGCGCTCGTTATATGGAGGTGCCCGACGGCCGTCGTTTCGTGTGGCTTCAGTCCTTTCAGCTTTGCCTCGCGGTTCTGCTGCGTCCCGGTGGGCACGACATCCCCAAGCGCATCCCCAAGAGCTATATCTCCAGCATGGGCAATGACTTCGAGGAGCGCGCTCGCAGCGCCGTGGGCCTCTTGGCCATCGCCCGTGACCTAAATCCACGTCGTCTCGGGGTCACGCCGCCCCAGTTCGACGCCGCTGTCGACCGGGTGGCCGACGCGATCGCGCGCATGTCCCTTGCGAACGCTGCTACCATTGACCGCCGTGCCCGACAACGCGCAAACAAAGCAACGCACCCGATCCCCCCGTGACCGCTCTTCCAAGAAAGCGAAGCGGCGGCCAGGCGGCGAACAAGCCCCGCTCACGGCGCTCATGTCGTTCTTCGAGGCCGACACGATCGCCATTGCCTTTATCGAGAACGACTGGGATCTCCGTGCCGAGGTCGAACGGCTCATCGACATCGCCGACACCGGCGAGGACGGCCCCTCGATGCAGGCGATGCGCGAACTCCGTACAATCGCCCGCAAAGCCCTTGAGGACGACGGCCTGATCCAACACCTCCGCGCCCGCGCGCTCGGTCGTACGGCGGACGGACAGCCCGTTGCACTCGAACAGACCCTTACCGCAAAGAGCCTGACGGCAGGCCGCAACTCAGCCCAGGAGATCGCCAATGACACCCTCGCCCGTATCACCCGTCCTGTCACTCGACCAAGCCGTGAAGACAGCCCCCAGCGCTGACGAATGCCGGGACAGTATCGTCTCTTCCATCCCTTTCCTGTTGGACGAGATCAACGAGTACGACTTCTACATTGACGCCACCAACTACCTGCGCGCAATCAGCGTGGCGAACCCCGACCGGGTGTTGCCCCCGCGACACATGATCCGCGACGCCATCATCAACATACTTCTCGTCAAGCGAGAACTCACTAACGACACGCCTGCCGAACTCTGCGCCATCGGATACGCCCGCAGCGACGAAGACACACGGCAACTCTACAACTACCGCGATTGGGTGCCCGCGATCGCCGTGATGTTCTGTCACTACGCCAACGGCCTCGGGCGACCCGGCACGCTTGCGCGTATGCTGGCTCGCTTTGCAGGCGCGTGGGTGGTTGCGTCGCACGCCTGCAACACCGCCGAACTCCCTACCACATGGGACTTTCAGCCGCGTGAGTTCACTTCCGAATCGTTCGCCCAACGGGTCAGCAACATGTCCGGCGACGACCGCACCGAGTTCGCCCTGCACATCCTCGACGAGCACTGCCGGGGCGTCGACGCGGATCGCCGCAAGCACGCGGTCGCCAACCGTCTCAAGATCCCCCTCCGCGTCGAAACCCAGGAGCAGCCGCTTGACGAGGTTGACATTGCCCAACTCGCGGCAGCCATTGCGCACCGCCTTCCCAACGAGGACATCACGACGGTTGCCGCCGACATGCTCCTCAAACTCCGTGACATCCTGCGTGACCGCCTTGAGACGGACGCGCCGATTCTTTCTACGGCCGCCGCGTTTGCCCTACAGCTTGCCGTTACGGACGAGTTCACTCCTGAAGAACAGGAATCGCTTGTCAATCTCAACGAAGCAATCGCAACCGTGCTCGGTGAACCAACTAGCGCGCCCGCTTGTTGCACAATCACACTTGACAGCGGCACCGAAGTCGAAGTGCGATTTGCTGCTGTATCATACGGGTGGCAGAACGCAACGTTCCCGCTGCTCGTGCAACACGCAGCAGAGAATGAAGGCGACACATCGCTTGTGCTGCCGACCGCGTGGACAACAATGCCAATGATGCTCGTGCTTGACCCGCAAACACCAATGGAAAATGGCACGCCTGCAACAATCACAATCGACGCAAGCGAAGCGCGCAAAGTCGGTCTCGCAAAGGCCCCCGCCGTGTTTTTAGCGTCGGATCACGTCATTGCGCAGGAGTTCCGCCACAGCATTCAACAAGCAATCGACAACAACGACATCGACGACACAGTTGCTATGCCCACGGATGCGGCCGGTATCTCTACGGTGGGCGCGCCGCCGTTGCCCGCCAGCGGTGAAATGGTTGCGTGGAACATCGCAGGCGGTGAGAATCTAGGCTTGGGCGGCAAGGAAGCTTTCGGCAATGATGGCGTTGACGATAACGCTGGTATTGTCGAGTCTGCCGAAGATGAAGACGACACTACCGAAGATGAAGACGAAGACGATGAATGATCGTCAAACAGGTTCCTCATTACGATGAGGGGAATGCGAACTATCCCCTCCCGGCTGACTACGACGGCCTGACGAACGAGGGCCGTCGTGCCGCCCGTGTAAACGCCTGTCGGCAGTGGACGCTGCACACGCCGCAGGCGAGCGATGCGCCCAAAGTCAAGCGGGCGATGTGGTGGCGCAAGGCCGACGCGCTCGTTGCCGGTCTGGACCTGTGGGAGCGGTACTACCTGACGGCGGACGGCGACTTCAACCCCATGTTCTTTGAGGGGCAGGCGATCCCCCGGCCGAAGTTTCACGACCATATCACGGTTGCACGCGTCATCTACCACTATGTTGCGGCTGTTGCGCCCCGGGGCGGCGCCAAGACGTTCTACTGGAAGAAGTCGGTGCCGTTTCAGATGGTGTCGCACCCCGGCTATTCATTTCTCTATTGCTCGTCGACGCAGGATCTTTCGACGGTCTTCGGTGACGACACCAAATATCTGTTGACCAACAACGAGCGGGTGTTGGCGGATTGGGCGCCGGAGTACGGCGGCGCGATTGTCGGCAAGCGCGGCGAGGTGCGCAGCGGGATGTCCGACTTCGTGTTGACGAATCGGTCGTGGCTTTTCTGTACGTCGGCCGAGGCCCGCAAGCGGGGCAAGCGCCCCGTTGAAATCGTGATCGACGACGCCGAGTGGGATCCCACGGCGACGTCGTCACGCGAACAGATGCGCGAGAACTTTGACCGCATGATGCGGTACCAGTTGTTGCCGATGATTACGGGGCAGGGCACGCGATGCAGTTACGTTGGCACATACATCGACCAGCAGGCGTACCTCTGGCACATCATGGAGACAACGACCGCTACCGATCCGGAGACAGGCAAAGAGATCGAGGTTGCCGTTGATAAGACCTTTGACGCGTGGTTCCGCATTCACCAGCCGGCGGCTTCACATGTGAAGCAGGAAGACGGCACCTCCAAACTGGTGTCGTGCTGGCCGCATCGTTGGCCTGCGGACACCGCTGAGAAATCCGAGTTGGGGCTGTTCGACGATACCAAGACGCTTGACGAGGTGCGCCTGCTGATGGGAGACGCGCCGTTTGAGGCAGAGATGCTGGGCAACCCCGGTGGCGCAGCGGGCACCGTGTTTGGTGTGCTCGAAAAGGACAAGCACGGCTACTGGTTCGAGGGAAACGACGCCGATGCGTTCAACGCGCCGTGGAAGTCGCCCACCCTGATCTGCTGGTGGCGGCAGCCGCTTGGCAAGGCCCAGATACCGCAACTTGTCAAGATGCCGCTGACGGAGTTCTGCGAGCGTTTTCCCCGCTTCCTTACATGTGATACCTCAAAAACGAGCGGCTCCCATTCGGACTGGAAGGTTGCGCATTGCATGGCGCTTACAGACTTCAACGAACTGTTTAGCCTGGGGTTGTGGGGTGCGCAGGCCGAGCAGAGTGATCTCGTGACCAATGCAATATCAATGGCGGTGCTCTGGCGCGCTGCTGTTATTGGCGTAGAGGCGATCGAGGACGGCATCGGTGTTGTGCAGGATCTTCTTGAGGTCGTGCGCACGCGGGCCGTCAAAGAGTTTGAGGGCGAACACCTGCCTGAAATCATGGGCTTCAACCCCGGGCGCACGTCCAAGTGCGCAAAGATTGCTGGCGCGATTACCTTCAGGATGCAGTTCGGGCTCTACAAGTTCCCGTGGATGTATCGCTACGCGCATGACACGGTGTGGCCAAGGCTTGCCGAGCAGATACAGGGGTTCAAGAATCTCGGCGGCGACAACACTGGGCTCAACAAGGACGACTTCCTGGACACTCTTTCGATGAATCGCTTTGTCGTCTCTGGATTGCCCTCTGAACAGGATGCCGCCGAGGAGGACGAGACCAACGTCATTGAACGACTGAAGCAGGGCGAGCGGCTCAGCCACGACGAGCTTATGCTGGCGCTTGCTACGATGAGCCCCGCCGACGCCGCCGTAATCTCCGCTCGACGGCGCTCGCCGCCCAAAGACCCTCGAGGTGCCGCATGACCCCCGACGAACAGGCCGAAGTCTCCCGTCTCCGTCAACTCGTCATGGGCGAGGAGTCCGAGAGCGAGCCGCCCAAGCCGCGTTCGACGGTGATGCGGCTGTCACTCGACCACATTGTCGTGCCGCTCGATCACTACGTTACGCTGGTTGCGGTGGCGGCCGACGTTGAGAAGGGCCGGTTGGTCCCGGCGTCGGAGGCCGACCGCGCGGCCGTGCTGGAGGAGATGCGGCCCGCGATCGCGAAGGCGTTGTCTGAGGGGCTTGACCGTATCCGGACGGAGATCATGGAGGATCTTTCGCGTCGGCAGCCGTCTGGTGATAGGATGCAACTGCTGAGCCCCGAAGAAGCGCGGGCGGAGGCCGATCGTGATTCAACTGCCCAAGGATAAAAAGAAGCTCGTACGCGTTCTCGAAGCGTATGCGCGCGAGGTTGAAGTCGACGCGCGTTGGCACTGGGCCAAGTGGGATCTGTTCGAGGCGTATGTTCAGGGGGCACGCCGCTTCGACGTGATCGACGCGCACGCCGGCCGTGTGGCGTCCTACCAACTCGATCAGGACGGCCGTTGGCAGAGCCAGTTCCAAGAACTGCTGTCGCAGTTGAATCGGGTACAGGGGGTACTCGCCGGGATCAATCGGGCGCCGGCGGTCGCCAAGGACGGCATCTCCGTAGCCGAACTCCGCGACCGAGCCGTTGCTCAGGTCATCGCCGACGACGTTACCAGTGAACAACGCCTAAAGGAACAGGCGATCCCCTTTGATGAGATCCTGACGAAGCTGGGCACCTGCGCCCTGCACACGCACGTTGACAGCATGGAGGGCGTGGGCGTGCAGGCCGATCACGAGGTCGTGCATCCCCGTGAGATATTCCCCTTCCCGCTCGTGCGGCGTGATCGAACGAAGGCGTGCGGCGTCATGCGGCAGATGTATGTACCGCTCGATGTGCTCAAGCAGGAGTTTGGCAGTCGCGTTGCCGCCAACCTTGGCAAGATGACGGCGTTCAAGCTTCGCTACCCGGACACGCTTGACACCGCTGCGCACCGCACGTTTCTGGATCAACGAGGCACCGTGAGTGGTGTAACGGGCGGTGAAAGCGACGAGAGCTACATCGCCGTGCTGTTCCGTCGGTTGTGGTTGCACGACCAGTTCGGCCGCATGAGTCGGTTCGTGGCGTGGTCCGGCAACTACATCCTGCACGACGTCGACTACAAGGAACTGGGGTTGATCGCATGGCCGGCGCTCAACGTGTGCAGGATGATCGAGACCGGTGGCTTCTACGGTGCGGGACTGTGTGACATATTCTGGAGCCTGCACCGGGACGCCGAGCGTACGCTAAAGAATCTCGTCAACAACATCGAGGACATCGACCGCTATCCCATCACGCTTATCCCGCACGGCAAACTGCACGAGAGGCGCGCCTTCAAGGACGATGGCCGCTCCCTCCGCATCTTGGCGTATGAAGAGCGGTTGGCGTTCGCGGGTTCTCGTGCACCGATGCGGCCGGTTACTATAGCGCCGCACAGTTCCGGCGTTGAACTGCCGGGGCGTGTTGTGCAACTCCTGCTCGACCTGATGGACCGAACGGCGCTCGTGCGCGATCTGGCAAGGGACAAGGGCCGTATCGACTCGCTCCAGGCGCTTCAGTTCCTTGACGAGCAGAACAAAGAGCCGATGACCATACCGCTTGCCAACATCGCGCGAACCTACGGCGCGGCCCACCGCTACGCCACTACCGAGGCGATTGCCGAACTCTTGCGAAGCGGAGACCGCCTGCGGGTGCGCAAGCTGGATCTGTCGCTGGTAGGCGCCAATATTGACTTCGAGAGCGGAACGCTGTCGTTCAACCGCAACCCCGTCCCCGACATTTCACGGCTGTCTTTCAAGATCAAGGCGATTAGCACCGCCTCTCCATCGCTGCGGAAGCGCGAGGCGCTTGAACTGTTGTCGCAGGGCGTCGCCGATGTGGCGCGGTTCCGTTGGCTGATGGTGAAGGAAGGGCTTGACCCGGCGATGATATTGGCGCCTGAAGAGGCGGCGTACCGCACCATCGTTATGAACATCCTCGCGTTGTACGGCGATGGCGAATCACCCAGCCAGCCGTTTTGGGTCACGCCCTTTACCGAGTTGCCCGCGTTTCAGTTGCGGGTGCTCAACGCGTTCATCACGGGGCCGGAGTTGCGGTTGGCTTCAACGGAAGTGGTCAACGAGTTCATTGAGTACCGCGAGTTTCTCATGCAGATCATGGATCAGATCATGCCGCCGGCGGCAATGGACCCGGTGGACATCGCCTTGCTTACCAACCCGCCCACAGGTACGATCCCTGGACGCGAACTGGTCGCGTCCTCGCAAACCCGATAGGAGACCCTCATGCACCGTACACCAATGGCATTGAACCTTGCGTCCTTGTGCCCACACGACTACACCGGATTCCATCCGCTGTTCCATCCCGAGGGCGACGACACGAGCGGCGGTGGGGGTGGTGGTGGTGGGGGTGGTGGGGGAAGCGACGACCAAACCAAGGGGAAAGGCAAAGCTGCTGACGACGGCGGCAAGGACACCGGTGGCGGTGGGCTCATCGACAAACTGACCGACAAGGGCGCTCAAGCCGGCAGCGTCGTTGCGCTCGACGATAAGCGCGTGCGCATCGGCGACAAGCTCTACAGCGCCGAGGACATCCACAAGCTCGAGTCGGCGAGGGACACCGCCATAAAACAGGGCGAGAACGAGAAGAAGGTGCTCGACGCGGCGGCGGTGCTCTGGGGCGAGAAGGCCGCCGACGCCACGGCAACTCAACGGCAGACCGCCATGCGTACGTTCCTCGCTTCGCAGGGGTGGGACAAAGAACAGATCGACGAGCAGATCGCCGAGCACTTCCCCGCCGAGGACGACGACAAAGACGTCAAGAAGGGCAAAAAAGGGGCCGATGCCGACGACAAGGACAAGAAGGGACCAACCGACGAGTTCAAGGAGATACTGCGGTACAGCATGAAGCAGACGCTTCGGCCGCTCGCCAACGCGGAAATCGCCAAATACATCAAGTTGGTGGAAGCGCGGGAAAAGGCGACGGAGACCCCCAAAGACGAGGTCAAAGAACTGGTGGAGAGCACCCAGCAACGGCTGCACGAGACCGCTTTTGAGGAAATGCGCAAGCTGGTGGTGCAGAAGTTCGCCGAAACGGGTAAGATGAGCCTTGACTGGCTGGACGATCTTGCAAAGAAGGCCGTCGCCAGCATGGTGAGTCAGGCCCGCGCGTCTTACGGCGACCCGGCGAAGCTGGGCAGGCTGCAAGGGTACGGCGGAGAGGGCTCGCTGGAACCGTCATGGTCCGACCAACATCCAAAGGCGGTTTCCCGACCCGAGTTCGATCCCTCCAAAACCGGAGCGGAACAGGACCAAGAGTTCGACGATTGGGCCGTTGACAGGCTCATGCGCGAGCTTGAAGAACAGGGCACGGGGAGCGCAGCCTAAGCATCAAAGGAGCTAGGCAATGCCCAGTTCAATCGCTGACACATATCTGAAGACGAACGCGGCCACCATGCGCGAACTGATCGGTACGCGCGCCATGCTGGTGTTGCCGCAACTCAGCCCTGTCTTTCGGGACATGATTATCGACCCCGGCGGAAAGCGCACCGGCGCCGAACTCCGGCAGTTCGGTCCCGGCCGTGACTTCCTGCTCAAGAAGCGGTATCGCGGCTCGCTCGCCGGCGTGATCCGGCCGTCCCACAAGAGCAGCTTCTACGGCTTGGTGGGCGACACAACCACCAAGGGCACGAACATCTCGATCAACCAACTCAACCAGTTGGCGCCGAACCCGCTCCATGGGGCAAACCCGACGCCGTACGGTCTGACGATGCAGATGTTCGGGCTTGACACCAACCTTGCGCTGTCGGCGACGATGGCGCGGTTGGATGCCACCGAAGCAAACATTCGGCAGCACATCCCCGACTTGCTGAAGGGGATGGGCTCGAACATCGGTCGCTTCGGTACGGTGTCGTGGCATCTCAACCCGTCACAGAGTTATCGGCTGGGCAGCCTCGGGGCCTCGACAGGCACGGGCGCCTACACGATTGACGCGACGGCGAAGACGATCACGTTTACGCCGGTCGAGAAGACCGTTCACTACTTCGCTGTCGGGCAGGAAGTCGACCTAATGAAGTCGACGACCCGCATCAATGAGGACAGCGGTACGCGTGAGTTGTTGTTCGTTCACAATGTTCTGCCCCAACAGAACAAGGTGATTCTCACGGGCGAGTTCGCCTCGAACTTTGCGACATGGGCAACCACCGGCAACATCGGCGCGGACGCATTCGTCGTGTTCCGTGACACCTACGACGCATCGCTTGGCTACCGTGGGTTCTACTCGTGGCGCGACTGGGCGGTGTGGGGCGGTTCCACAGATGCAGAGAACCGCGTGCTGCGCGGCAGCGCCATCACTACTACGTCTGACGACTATCTCGACCTCCGCGACCGTGGCTGGGTGGCCTCGCTCTACTTCAACAACGTCGGTTCGCTTACCGAGCGGAAGTTCCTCAGCTACCTGTCCCGGTTCTGGGAGACGATGAGCTACTGGCAGTTCGAGATGGACACGATCCTGGCGGCGCCGGGCATCTTTACCAACATCTTCGAGACGCTCCAGCCCATCGAACGGCGCGAACGGCAGGGCGTTGTCGGCAGCGTGCGCGCATTGGGGCGTGGTGAGGGTTTCGCGATCACCGATCCGGAAACAGGCAGGACTTACGAGGGGTTTAGCTCGCCGTTCTTCGAGGACGGGGTAATGCTCGGTATGCTCCGCAAGGGCAACTGGGCCATCATCACGCCGCCGGGCGACGGCTCGATCAGTGCCAACAGCCGTGTGGACGCCGGCGGGCAACTGCCGTCCGCGTTCCCGTTCGAGTTTACGATGCCGAGCGTGGGCCACGACCGCGCCGACTTCCCGTTGATGCAGACCGACGCGTCCGGGCTTGTGCTCCCCAGCGAGTTCAAGCAGTTGCCGGGCAAGGTCACGATGCAGTTCATCCCGACCAAGCAGATTCCGATGTTGGTGCTCGAGGGCGTCAACTCGACACGTCCGGTGTCAAACTGATTGTCGGTGCGAGGGCGGGCACCTTTCCTCACCAGGGAGGGTGCCCTTTCAATGACTGGTCCTTCCCTCAAGCTCACCGACGGCTTGACGATGCGGCTGTGCCCCGAGTGCAAGGGGCAAGGCCATGTCCCCTGCCCGAAAACGTACGGAGTGCGCAACTCCGGTTACGGCAATCGGCAGCCCAGCACAGGACATCCAATCCCGTGCCCATTGTGTGAGGGCAGGAAAGCGGTGCTCACATGAACGGCTATCTTGAAACGCTGCGTTCGGCGGCCCGTCTGAACGAGTTGCCGGCGGACCTTGCGATGGCGAGAACGCGGCACGGGTGGACGATCTTTGTCGCCCAGGACGGGCGGCTGGCGCCCCTGGAGTGTCTCCAACGGCATCCCGACCGGATCTACGCCGACGGCTGGTTCCCTCCCCGCATCGACTACATGATGCAGCAACTCCGTCCCGAACAACTGCACATCCGCGAGGCTCTACGGCGGTTGCGCGAGCAGGCTTGGGCGGCAAGTGAGTTGCAGCGACGAGACGCCGAGACGCGGGCGGAGAAGATCAGGCTGGAACGGCGGGTCGGCGACCCCGATATCGCGAGGGCGATGGAAGCTGGTATCATGCCACACGCCGATGCTTCCGGCGATCAGGATCTCATCGACCGTGTGCTTGATGTCGGCCGGATTGCGGATCGCACTAGCATCGTCAAGGAGTGACCTATGCACCGCTCTGGCTCGGTTCTGGAAACGATTGCCGAGCGCGTTCGCAACGCGCTTGACATCGGCGACGGCGATCGGCTGAGCACCGATTATATTGTGCGGCAGTTGATCGGCCCGGCGTACGTCGAGTTGTGGTCCGAGATCCTGTTGACCGAAGCGCAACCGGTATTGCTGACACTCTCGTTGACGCTGACGAAGGAGCAGGAGCGCGCCGTGCTGCCGCCGATGGTCGGCGAGGTGTGGGGCATTGTTGAGTTCAGTGACGAGAAGGAGTTGTTGGCCGATGCTTATCCTCGGGGACAGTTCCACCCGAGAGGGCCGAACTGGTACGTTGAAGAAAACGAGTTGGTATTTCGCCCGCGCATCCAGAAAGACGACAGCGATCTTGTCTTGTTGTATGTGCCGTCCGGCGACATGCTGATGCACGAGGGAGCAGGCGCAAGCGCAACTACGACCTCGTTGATACTGGAAGACGACCCGGCGGTGGGGATGCGCGACCGGCGCCCGAGCGCGTATAACGGATCTGTGCTCCGGCTGATTCCAACAGGTGGCGTACACCAGGAACGGGTGATCGACACCTACGATCCTGTTACTCGTGTTGTAGTCGTAAAGAGCGCATTCGATCCGGCACCAATGGCGGCTCCGCTCTACGAGATTGCGCCGCGCGGTTCGCAGGCAATGATGGAAGCGATTGTCCATGAAATCGCAATGGCGCGGGCGATTGCCGGGAAGTTCAGCGGGATATCGTTACAGGCGTTCGAGACCAAACAGCACAACGCGAGGCGCACCCTGCTGAATACGCTGAAGCACCGCGTTATCAGGGTGGGCCCGCAGTTCGAGCGGAACACAATCGACAACGCCATGCGCAACGACCCGGGCTTTATTGCGTGGGAGCCGGCGATGGGACGATGGTGGTAATCGGTGCCGCGTGACTTTCCAGATCGTCTCGTTGCCGGGCAGTCCGAATATCTGATGCGGCGGTTCTCCGAGGGGTTGTACCCAAAGTTGGTGTTGCGTGACCAAAGAACGACCGGCCCGGCGTTTGGTCGACGGCTTGCGCAGCCCCCGTTTGCGTTACGGCTGCCGTTCCCCATCGAGGTGTTCTTTGAGGAGACATACGGCGTTGCGCCCGCCCCTGTCGTCACCGAACCACCGCTGCCCTCCAGCACAACGATTACACCCGGCGGCAGTTCGTCCTCTTCATCTGTACCGCCTTCGAGCACTGCAACATCGTCAACGACGTCGTCAACGGCATCGTCGACGGCATCGTCCTCCGCAAGTTCTGCTTCATCGTCGGCGGCAAGCGGCAGTTCGGGCAGCAGCGGATCGGCGTCCGGCAGTTCAAGCGGCGTCTCCAGCACTGCTTCAAGCACTGCTTCGAGCACCGCCTCTAGTACCGCTTCAAGTGTTGGTTCAAGCACCGGCTCGAGTCCAGGCACTACTACCAGCACAGCAACCAGTTCCGACAGCGCGTCCGGTTCGGGCAGCGGGAGCGGTTCGGGATCCGGTTCGGGTTCAGGCAGCGGGTCGGGCACCGGCAGTTCAACTGCATCGACCACTGCAACAAGCAGCGCCGCGTCTACTACTGCGCCTTCAACAGTGTCGACAACGACGTCGGGCGGTACAACGGGGACACCCGTACTATCTCACACGACCACCAGCACTGCGGAATAAGGGAATCCCATGAGCATGATCGTTGTTGGAAACGCACCGTCTCTTGCAGGGTCCGAGATGGGAACCCAGATTGACGCGTGCGACCGTGTTGTTCGGCTCAACAACTTCGTAACGGACGGCCACGAGAACGATGTTGGTTGTCGCACAACCGATTGGGTCGTGAACTGGGGCAATATCCAAAGAGAACCGCCGGGCGATTGCTGCCGCGTGTGGTTATGGGTGCCGCCGCACATCCCAAGCGGTTATCTGGAAAAGTATTCCCGGTTGTGGACGCCATTGCCCGTGATTCTCGTGCCGTACGCGGCGGAGTGGATCGCCGGCGACGAACACCCGTTGTGGGGTGACGGCGTTGGGCCATCTCTCGGCATTATTGTGTTGCGGGCGGCGTTGCTCATGGGCTGTGAACGCCCCGTGCGGTTCTGCGGCATTGGAGAGATGGACAAGATGGGCAAGCACTACTGGGAACTGGACGCCCCCGAAAACCGACAGCACGCCGAAACAGCGGAGCGTGAATGGCTGGCGGACGTTGTTGCAGCCGGCTATATTGCACAGGTGACGCCATGAACGAGATCAACTACACCGCGCTCTACGACGACCTCTACACCAACGGCTACTTCACGTCTGCACAGATGCACGCGGGACATCTTGCGTGGCCTGTTACCCGTGAGATAGCAAGGCGGTGGCCGGGCTGTACCGTACTCGACGTCGGGTGCGGGCACGGCCCGTCTGTTGCCTACCTAAACGCAAACGGCTGCTTTGCAATGGGCGTGGACGCGTCTTCAGTCGTCATCGGACGCACGCTGCGGATGCGGCGGCCGTGCGTGGTCGGGAGCGCCTGCAACCTTCCCTTCCCCGACAAGAGCTTCGACGTCGTGATGCACGCCGACGTCTTCGAGCACCTGCAACAGTTAGACGCGGTCCGCGCCATTGGGCAATGCCTGCGGGTTGCTCGGCAACATGTGTTCTGCCGGATAGCGACGAGCCCCGCAAAGCAGAGGCCGACGGCGAAGGCTAAAGCAATGGGGGTCAAGAACTTACATCTGACCGTCCGCCCGCTGGACTGGTGGATTCAAGCCTTCGTGGCGCAGGGCGCAACGGTGCTTGAACGGTACAGGCGCACCTCGACTATACTGCTAAGGCCCCCGCCATGATCGACACCGAACTCCCCCGCAACCGACACACGTCTCCATCTGACATTTCTGCGCCGTGGCGCGGCCAGCGCTTCTACCCAAATCTGGTGTTTCGCGCCGACGGCACGCCCGCGCCTCTTTCCGGGGTGTACGCGCACACGTCGGGACACGGCTCATCCCTGTTCCTCTTGTTGAACGGGCCGTCGCTAAAAAAGACACCGCTCGATCAGTTGCGTAGACGCGGTCTGATGACGATGGGCCTGAACAATGGGTGGTTGGTACACCGTCCGAACTTCTGGTGCTGCACGGACCCGCCTAATCGTTTTGCCGATGTCGGCTGGAAAGATCCCGGCATCATAAAGTTCGTGCCCGCCGCGCACGTCAACAGCAAGCTGGGAGTAATGCAGGACGGCAAGAAGCGGGAGTCGGCGTTCCGTACCGGTGAGATGCCCGCCACCTATTTCTTCCGCCGCAACACGCACTTTCAGCCGCACACGTTCTTTGAAGAGACGAGCGTGGCGTGGGGTTGTGACGAGGGCGAACACGATGCTTCAGGCGTCAAGGGCAACCGCTCGACAATGCTCTGCTGCTTGCGGCTTGCACACTTCTTGGGGTTCTGCAATGTCTATCTCGTCGGCGCCGACTTCAACATGCCCGCTAAGGGCAGCGCCTACGCCTTCGATGAACGCAAGTCGGAGGGCGCCCGCGAATCGAACAACACACGGTACGGCACGCTTGACGATCGCTTCGCCGACATCCAGAGCGTTATCACCCGGCGAAAGATGAAGTTTCACATCATCAACGTAACACCCAGTTCAAAGCTCAAGGCGTTCCCGACAATGGACTTCAAGAAGGCGGTGGACAAGGCGGCGGCCGAGTGCGAAAAGTCGGTTCCGACGGAAGGCTGGTACGAAAAGTGAGTTGGGAAGGCAACGTCATCGCCGTTTGCAACGAGGCACGCGTCGTTGTTATCCGCAACCTCGCCCACGCACAGCCTGCTAGCTACAGCATTCTGCGGGACGACACGGAGGACAGCCCTCCGCTTGACTGGATGCTGCACGACAGACTCATCGCCGCCACAGGCAAGGATGTGCCGTTGCGTGTCGGCGAGATCGAATGCGGTGTGCGCACCGGCCCCAACACGTTCTGTCTCTACAAGAAACCTGCCCCCTTGCACAGAGACAACAAATGATACCGGAACTGCTCGAAGCGGTGGACGCCGCGTTCTGCATCAACCTGCGACGGCGCAAGGATAAGTGGGCGTTCATGTGGCCACAGTTCGAGCGGTGCGGCCTGGAGGTGACACGGTTCGAGGCGATCAATGGCGCCACACTGAAGAAGGTGCCCGAGAGTCCACCGCTGGTCTACCCGCTAAAAGGCGGGGCGCTCGCCTCGTTGCTGTCACACCACACCGTCATTTCAATGGCGAAGATCATGGGGTACAAAGGCGTCCTGATCTTCGAGGACGACGCCAAACTCAACCACCGTTTCAACGAGATGACGTCGCAGTTCTTGCGGGATATGCCCTCCGACTGGGAGATGTTCTATCTCGGCGGCAAGATCATGCTCGACAAGCGGTTGGTGCGCGGCTACTGCTGCCGCCCCTCCTATATGTATTGGACGGTGGCCTACGCCGTGCGCGACGTTGCCTACGACCGTTGTCTCGCCGCCCTCGAGACACGGGCGCATTGGGCCGACCAGCTTCTCGCCGGGCTGCACCCGCAGATGATGGTCTACACACCCGACGAACCACGCCCCGTCGAGCGCTCTACGAAGTTCGACTCCGACAACATCGAAACCCCTCGCGCACACGACGTACCCTACTACGACACACCAGACGCGGCTTGGGCGGCAAGAGAATAGTCCTCACACAAGGAACCCGCATATGTCAGCAGAAGACCAAACGACCAAAGATGACGACGAGGGCGGCAAGACGTGGCAGATGCTTACGCAGACAGTTGCTCACGTCATGCTTGATCGTCGCGTGTACGCTGCAATCCATCTGTGTGTCCCCAACAGTGGTGACGAACAGATAGACGCAATGATCCACACGGCGCGGCGCGATCGTTTTGCGGGGCAGGCGCTAACTGGGTTGCTTGCATCTCAGCATCACAACAAAGCGGCTGAGAAATCGTACGAGGTTGCCGCCGACATGCTCGTGGCAATCGCTAAGGGAACACTACCATGCTGAAACTGACACAGGTGCATTCGGATCCGAAGTGGGACGGCCGCACGATCCTTCTGGCTCCGGTAGAGGGGATGCTCATTGGGGAGGCCGCCAAGCGGTCGCCGGAGGATCTGCCCGAAGAGAGACGGCCGCCGGAGGAACGGTGCGGGGCGGTGATCGAACTGCCGTTTACGGGCGGCAACGGGCAGATAGTCTACTGTGTGCGGGAAACGCTCGCCGAGATCCACGAGCAACTCGCAAGGCTCAGCGCATCTGCTATGCTGCCTGTGAACGATGCCGCCGATTGACCGTCCAGCATGGGATTATCCGCTCGCGTTCGCCACACAGAACCGCGAGACGTCGCGCACAGGCACGGCGACCAACGCCGCCGCCGAGTTGCTGGGGGCGGACGGCTCGTACGACGGCGGGACGCGCCCGTTTCCGGGCTTCATTCACTACTTCGACGTCGACATCGGGTACAGCACAACACTTGCCGGCGGGGGCACCCTGCACGGGGCGCGGATGTGGGAGTCTCGAGTGGACGCGACAACCTACGCCTATGGCGTGTTGATGCGGTTCACAAACTCGGCGGAAACGATCGCGCGTTACCGACTCCAATACCGGATTGGCGATTCAACAACGTGGATACACGACTTCGACGATGGATTCGTGACGGGGCTCATCCCTGACGAGCCGTTTGGCTTTGAGGAGATGAGCGTCGAGGTCGTAGGTCGATTCGTATATGTCGGACGTCGCGGCAAGCCCACCTTCATGTTCTACATTACGGAGACGTCGCCGGGCGTCTTTGATCTGATCGTTATAGAAGACACCGGGCCGGGCGAGCCCCCGGAACTGGTGGCCGCCGGGACGGACGCCGTTGCTTCGCGTGCGCTGAACAGTGCGCCAGCGACGCCACACCCCGACATGGTTGAAGCAATCCCTGTCAAGAGCACACCGGCCAGCAAACCCGCAGAAGCGACCGTCGTATACTGCGGGTTTGGGAATACGGCCGGCGTCAGCACAGTGGGCGGCGGTCCCGCTGACGAGACCAACCCGTACTTGAGCGAGCGCAACATCACGGCGGGACCGGACTACGCCCTTGGTCTGCGCGGACCGAGCGATCTGCGGTTGCCGGGCGGCGGGCTGTTGTGGGCGTCGCCCCCGCACAGCGACCCAAACTTTCGCACGCTGTTCCTGCTCACCGCCCCCGCCGGTGCGCCACAAACACCGGTGTATCCGTTCCCGAGCCCCGCCGGTGAGTTTACGAGCGCCGGGTACAACCGCGACGTAAGAGACATCGCTGCCGAAGAACCGGCGCCGCTACTGCGCACGGACGCAACGCCGTCGCCGGGTGGCATATTCATGTACCGGTTGCTCGACAGCCGCACCGGGCGCAAGAGCGCCCTAAGCAATCGGGTAGCGGCGGAGCTTTCCAAGACGGGAAGCTCTGGCTCCTTCAGCTATATCTACGACCCGGATCAGTCCGATTACATGCACCGGTTGACCTTCAACATACCGTTCCCGATGGTCTACGTCATTTACGACAGCAGCCTCTACGACACGATGCAGGTGTACCGTGGACGGAGCACGCTGACCATCAACAACGACAGCGTAATCATGCACCTCGACGGTACGATTGTGCTGGCAGATTATGACATTGACAGCCAGCCCGCAGCGCCGTGGAGGGTTGCAGGCTACTTCGTACAGACTGCGGTGGATGAGTTGCCGTTGCAGAACGCGCTGGTTGACATTCCCGTGTACCTTGAGGACATGCCTCCCGGCGGCGCCCTGCTGTTCAGTGAGAACACGATGCTGGTCGGCAACTCGGGCGTGCTCGATCCGGACGAGGCCGGCGTCGGTATCGTGCGGTGGTCGAGCCTGTTGGAGCCCGCCGTTGAACTCTTCGACCCGGCAGACAAGTACGCGCTGAAGGCCGCCAGCGAAGAGGTGCTCCGCTTCTTGCAGATTGGCACGTCGATCTTGGGCTGGACGGGGCAGAACATTTACGCCTTCCACCGCGAGACACGGTCGCTCAAGGGGTTTCCGGTCCATCGCGGGTACGGGCTGGTCAACGACCGCGCCGCAGCCGAGATGGGCAGCCACGGCTACGGCATTACAAGACGGGGCGCCAAAGAAATCGACGCACGCGGGCAGCTTGCCGACCTCGCCGCACTCAACTATGTCATACGCTCGGTCTGGGCGGCAAGTCTGGAGTCCGTGGAGTGCGCGTACGACGACGCGGTGGGCGTGGTCTGGGTGCTGAACACGTCGTTGGGCGAGGCGCAACTGCTGTGGTTCGAGACGAGCAAGATCACTGCGCTCGCCGATCTGCCGTTCCGTCACGTCGACGATGGAGTGATGCCGCGCGACCCAACACAAGCCCCCAACGCACAGACGAATCCGCTGGAGAAGCGTGCGGTCTTCTTCGAGGTATACACGATCGCTAATGTAAAGCGGTTGCGCGTGTGGGCGCACGATCGTCTGGAGACAAAGAGCGAACTGACGTTGATGCAGCCAACCTCGGCGACGAAACGGTGGACGCAGGCAAGCAACCCGTCGGGTGCAACACTGACGTTGCCGTTTGCCTTCAACGACACCGACCGTCTTCAGGGGTGCTACATCTATGTACTGAACGGCGACGACGCGGGCAACCGCACAAAGATCACGGCAACGAATGGCGCGGCTCAGGAGGTGACCCTAGAAGACGCGGCACAGTTTGCAAGCGTTGCCGGCCAACGGCTCGGATTGAGCCCGGTGCATCAGCGGTGGGTGGGCGCGGGCGTGGGGCTTCAGACCGAGGACGGTTTCAAGTTTGGGTCGCACGAGTTCTTTCGCCAGCGGCAGGTCAACACGATCAAGGCGGCTATAACGGACGTCAACGGTGCTGCATCCTCTTCGACCGACGCGAGGTACCGTGCGCTGGTCTACAAGGGGAATGCCGCCCAAGCCGAGGAATCGGTGTTCCCGGCCGCTCCCGACCGCACGGCGGACTGGCAATCGGTGGGGGGCGACGATGCGATCGCCAAGGAGTACCCGGCGGGCTTTGGCGGGGGTGACGGCAGCCGAGGAGGGATCCAGGGGCCTTCGCTGCACCCAGGTATTGAGGTGTTCTGCCCCGAACTGCGGTACACGTTGTTGGGCGTCCGGGTTGAGGGTAAGATCCTTGATAGAGGACTGTCTCGGGAGGAACTGGCGTGAGTCGCTTCAGCGGGATTCCAAAGCCACGGTCAATGGCACAGTCGTCTCGGGCGGCTGCCGCGCGTCAGCAGGGTCTTCATGTGGAGGGCGACTTTGCATTCGGGACGCACGGCGGGTTTCCAACGAGGACGCCGATATCGCAGATCAGCGACCCCAGCGCGATCACCGCGTTCGATCAGGCTGCGGTCGCGCTTGGCGAAGACATCGACTTCCTTTCCGAAAATGTGCAGGCGCCGTTTCAGGAAGCGACCGCCGAGTTCGGTGATTTCGTGGGCGGCGTCGGCGAAAACATCCGTGCAACCGCAAGGGACACGAACGAGTTATTGGCGGGCCGCGATCTTGAACTGGAGGCCACCGAATCGGATCTCGTCTCGCGGCTGGATACAGGGCCGGCAGACCTCGTGGACGAAGAACGACTGGACCGTGTGGCGACGGGGGCGCAGGGAGCGTTTGCTACAACTGACGCCCGTATCAGCCGGCTGCTGGAACAACTTGGCAACGTGGGCGGTCGTATTGACGATGCTATTTCGGCGGCGGTCGGCGCGGTCAAGACCGCACGGCAAACGGCGACGGGGTTCAACGCTCGCGTAGGGGAGACGATCAGCGCGATCAGTGCGGGGATGCAGCGCCGGGCGCTGAGCCAGAAGCAGCTTATTCAGGCCGGCGTCAACCCAGACGGTACGGCAATGACCTCTTCTGAAAAGCGAGCGGCGTCGCGGCAGTTGGCGTTTGACACAGGTCTCATCACTGCCCAGACAACGGCGGCGGTGCGCGCGGACGCCACAAAGTTTCGGGCCGGGCTCGACCAAGCGCTTGCGCAGACGGAGTTGGCGTTGGCGGACGTCAACCTTCAGGGAGCGGGTCTGGAGGTCGCCGCCACCCAAGCCGGGGGTGCGCTGGTCGCCGAGGGTACACGGGCCGCTGCCGCCCGTGACGCGACGCTGCTGGGCGTTGAGCAGCAGCGCACGGCGGGCAGGGCAGCGGAAGCCGAGGTCGATCTAGCGAGGGATCAAGCGATTGCTCAAACGCGGCTGGCCTTTCAGGAGTTGCGGACGAATCTGGCAAGCCTGATGGCGGACATCACCGGATCGGCGGAGTTGCAGGCAACCCAGATGGAGTTGCAGGGCCGTACGGCGTACCTGGACATGCTGCTGAACACGCCGTTTATCTCGATGTTCGAGGGGCTGGCGGCGCTCCTGTCGCTGGCCACCGCACCGGGCGGCCGAAACATCTCCGCCTTCAACCTTCCGGAGTAAGCCATGAGCCGAGTTGGACCTGTAACACCGGTGGCTGCTGGCCTGCTGGGGCAGGCGGCGGACAATCTGAATCAGGCTGCGGATCGTCGCGTGCGCATTGCCGCGATCGGTGCGCAGGAGAAGCAAGCGAAGGCGGATATCGAGGGTCGTCGCGAGATCGCCGCTGCCGAAATCGAGGCCGAAATCGAACGCGAGAAGCTGCGGCAGGAGGGCTTCGACAAGCAGCGCGAGTTCCTAGGGGAAGAGGGCGCGCTCGACCGTGAGGCCACGTCCGCCGACGCCGACGCCTTACGCACTGCGCAAGAACAGCAGCACACCGAACGGCTGGCCCAAGAAGAGAAGATGGTCCGCCTCCGCAACGAACTTGACACAAAGCGGGTGGCCGCAGTCGCGCGTGCAAAGGCCCAGGCCGCTCGGGGCGAAGTAGAAGCGCTCGTTGCGGTAAAGAAGGAGTTACGACAGTTTGACAAGGAGGAAGTATCGCTGGCGCAGGAAGCCTCCGCGCTGCAAACCGCTGTGGGTGTCATAAACGGGCAACTGCTGCCCGCTGCAATCGTACGGATCGGGAAGGAAGGCGAGCAGGTCACGTTGGCAATGGAGCAGTCAGGGAACCAGGTGTTGCAGTCCGTCAACGCCGCAGTACGCAACGCTTCGTTGGCTGTGATCGGGGGCGATGATTTTCGCAAGGCGCTCACCGAACAGGCGCAGCCCTCGTTCGCGAGTGAGTTTCAGGGACGGCGGGCGATCGCGCTGGTGGCGGAAGACGTCGTGCGCGGGCTGGCGCAGCGGGGCGTATTTGCGCACGTCAGCAAAGATCAGCGCGACCATGCCCAGTCACGGGTGACACAACTGGTAGAGGTGTTGGCGTCGCAGGCATATCTAACAGGGATGACCGACACGGCGTTCGCCGAGGGGTTCGCCAAGCCGTCACTAGGAACGCGCATCGACGTGCGCTTGGGGCTGGCCAGCGTTGCGGAAGCAACCACCAGACAGGAAGCGTTGGAATCTCTAAACGGACGGAGCAAGAGCATCGCCGCAGACCTAAAGGAAACGATCGACGCGCATACGCTGGCGTACATTGTGGACGGCATGGCGGACGCGTTCGACTTCCGCGCCGAGGGCGACCAAGCGTTCATTGCGCAGAACATCATCGACAACGAGGGCAAAGTAAAAGTCAAGGGGCTCGGTGAGAAGCAGACCAAGATATTCACTCGTGTTGTAGAGTCGCTGTCAACAATCGACGTGTTCGCGCGGGAAGCCGGCATCGTCGGTGTCGCACGCCAACAGGGAGACATCTCGAACACACTGGCGATGGGACTGGCGGCGGTTGCCGAGAGCGACCCGCAAGTCATCCGAGACCATCTTACGACACTAGCACAAGAAGGCACACCTGATGAGTACGATCGGTATGTTGCGCTGCTTGAGCGAGGGGCCAAACTGCTCGAGAAGCGCAAGAGCAAAACCGGGCGGCTGGAAGACATCGCGGGCCGCCGGGCGGAACTCGCCCTCGATATTGACGAAGCGGTCAATGTGCGCGGGGCGTTGGGCGTCGCCGAGGCGGAGGCAGAAGCCCAGGAACAACTTGCCAGGGAACTTGAGGCCGGGCTGTGACCGGGGCGGAGGCCAAACTCGTCAGTCATCTGGTGGCCCGGTTGCACGCAGAAGCGGGCGGTTGCGTAGTACGGCTGCGCACGCTGGAGACGATCGGCGATTGTCCGGCGTTCCTCGCGGGCGCCGAGGACGCAACGCTGCGCGTAGACGGCCGCCTGTTGCTGCCGAAGCAGGACGTGCGGCGGTTGTTGCGGGACGTGCCGAACGACGTAAAGAACCATGAGGACGCCGTGATCTGGACATCCCACGACGTACAGACCAACCAGAGTACGGTCGGCGTTGGTATGCTTACGGCGGTTGAGGAGGGCCAGTTCTGCACTGACCTCCGTGAAGGAGCCGCCTGATGGGACTACCTGCACTGCTGCTTGGGGGCACAACTATCGGGTTCACCGCTGTAGAACTTGGGCGGCTTGGTCGCGATCTGACAGGCCGCGACCCGGCGCCAGCGGAGGCGCAGCGATTTCTCTTCGGTGAAGAGGCGGCTGCGGTCGGCACTGCACTGCAAAAGGCCGAGCGCGATACCGCGTTCTTCGACGCCATCGCCGAACTGCAACTGGAGGGCGGCCGCGCCGTCGCCGGTGCAACCTTTGTGGGCGACCTCGAACTGCTGGGTGTAATAGAACAGAACCAAACGGCGCTGGCCAGCGCGAGCATCCGGCCGCACGCGACCATCGCCGAGATCGCACAAGCATTGGGCATCTGATGAGTCGATTGGCAACCAGCGCATTGAAGACGGCATTGCAGGCCGCTCGTGGTGCGCGCCGTATCCGACTGGACGACTTCGCCGAGGTTACGAAGCTGACCAAAGCGGGCGACCGCGTCCGTCGTACACGGTCGGTAGGCACGCGTCTCGAGGTCGAGTTCGCCAGCGGCGCAAAGGTCAAGGTCAATCCCTTCAAGCCCGGCGGGGGCGCTGGGCCTGCGTTCAGCGGCAAAGCTCGCCGACAGTTCGGGCCGGCAGTAGAAACAGTCAAGGGCCGCAAACAACTGCTGCAAGAGCTACAGTCGACAATCGGCTCTGGGCGGCAAACCCGGCTGGTATCGCGTGAGGGAGAGGGGCTGCTGAAGGCGGCTGCACGCACGACACGTCAGGGGTTTATCAGCCATCCCATTACAGCCGGAGCAGGCACGCTGCTGGGTGCAACTGTCGTTGGGCGAGCGGCTGGCGAGCCGCTTGGAGAGGCGATTGTTACTGATGTGGGAGGCCGTACACAGCAGTTGGCGGGGGCCATTGAGTTCCAGACGCGGCAGCAGATGCTCCTTCAGGAGCGGATCCAACGGATTCAGGAGTTGAAGGCCCAGCAGTTGGCACGGCTTGCAGGGATGGACCCGCACCTCTACAATCAGTTGCGGGCGGGTCGACTCCTGCCCCGAGGCGGTAGAATGTTTGGCAACGTCGATCGCGTCGATGCGCTCGACCAAGTAGCAGGAGCCATGCTGGAAGGGCGGTTTGCAAACAGCATTGACCTCGACCCGATCGGAGAACTGTGATGAAACAAGATCCTGGCGCACCTGTTGAGATGTACCCCGGCGACGCAATGCGTCATCTGTTTGCGTTCGCGGGATCAGGGCGAACGACAATCCCCCTGCTGACGGCACGCAAGCCTACCCGCATCGACGGGGCGCACCTGATGCACGGGACAAACGAACCAGCCAGCCGCGCGGCAACCCTGTATGTTGGGCAGGCCGGCGATGCCGAGCCCGAAACGAACGGTATTGTCATCAGCAACACCATTGCGCTCGACGACAACGCCGCGCGTCGCCGCGACTTTACGATCGCGAAAGCCGACAACGACGGCGGCAACCCCGTACTCGAGCCCGGCGAAACACTGTGGCTGATTGCAAACGACTCGTTGGCCAGCGCCGAATACACGCTTATGCTCTACACGACAGAGGTGAGCGGGCAGGAATCCCCGTCAATCTTGTCGGGCGGCACGACCGAAATGCTGCCCGCCGGCGGCGACGGCAGCGGTCCGGGCGCCAGCGCACCCCCGGCGTTCACCAATACGTTCCCGGCAACAGGCGGCTCCGCCATTTCTTCTTCGTCGGCGGTAACTACTTCGTCGGCGGCAACCACTACGTCAGGGTCAATATCATCATCGGCGGCATCGTCTTCGGTATCGTTGTCAGAGGCATCGTCAAGCGGGGCGTAACGCGCGTAGTGCAGTAACCACCAGGGGGTCGGGCTTCTACAAAGCAGGGCTCGGCCCCCTTTGCTATGTCACAAGTGCCGATCAGAACGTCGCCTTTCGAGCCGCTCGGCGTCTACGACGCGCCCGAGCAGGTATTCAGTCTCGTCTGGGACAGAGAGTTTACGACAGACGCGGCGCTGGCAACGTTCTTCGATCCCTCGAAGTTGACGCCTAAGGAGCGCAATGGTGTTGCGCGCCGGCTGAAGGACGCGGCGGGGGGCGGCAGCATTACGAACGCCCTGGTCGACATCGCTACCAACCCTCTCATCTGGTTCTGGGTGGTTACGACGCCCATCGGCACAACGGCGATCGGACGGGGCGCCAAGTCACTTGTGGGCAGCATGAAGGCAAAGCACTCGGCGTTCGTGCTGGAACAGGCCGGTTGGCTCGGGGCCTTCAAGACGCCGCAACAGGTGCTTGAACGGACAGTCGTCGGTGCCGCCCAAGCCCAGATAGCTTCACGCACGTTCAGCCGCAACGCGATCTTTGCCAAACGCTTTGAGCGTCCCCTGCACGATGTTCTTGCACGGTACAACCTGCCGCACCTTGATTGGCAGACCATCAATGATCCTGTCAAGCGCGCACGGGCCCGCGAGATCAGTGATGTGCTGACGGCCAAGCGGATGCGGATGTGGGAGAACACCGCCGAGCGCGTAACGGTCGTAAAGGACGGGGTGCCGGTGCAGGAGGTCGTACAGCACCCCGCGCTGGTGGCGTCACGGAAGGCCGTTGACGACAAGGTAGCTTCGCTCGGATTGGGGAACCTGTCCAAAGCGATCGACGACCACTTTGACGACAGCGCCACGTTGATATTTGGGGACGAGGACCGGCTCCGGCGGATCTTCAACGTGCTCCAGAACCGCAGCATCCGGGGCGGGGCGACACTCGACGTCGAGACGATTCAGGGAGCGGAGATCGCCCGACAGTTCCTTGGCCCAATGAGCGAACAAGTTGCACTCGGTAAGGTTTCCTTCATCCAGTTTCGGGAGGCTCTGGAGAACACGATTCGCGCACCGGTCAGCGTCAACCGTGCGACCTACATGCCCCGCAACCTGTTCGACGATATCATCAACGGTGAAGTGCTAGACCAAAACGCATGGGTGCAGCGGCGCGGCAACCCCATTAGCGCCGTGCGGCCCGCGCCGTCGGTGTTCAACCGCAAGCGATTTACGCTGCACCACCACCCCGACGACCTAAACTCGCTACGCAAGACCTTCGGCAACGACGCGACCGCCGAGTTGAGCGTGTTGATTGAAGACGCCGAAAAGCTACTCAACAAAACAAGAGACGCGTCTCGCTCGACCCGGTTCTTGCGGATCAACGCGATGGAGCAAGTAGCCAAGCACCACAACGCGACGACACGGATGCTTGCGCTCAGCGACGCGCCCAACGCGGAGGTGCTTGCCGCCCACGCCGCAATCCGCAATGAGACAGGCTTGGGCGGCAAGAAAGTTGTACAGGTTCTCGACCCAAAGAGCGTGGGCGGTGCGGGGTACAGCAGCGTCAGCAAGGAGGCCGCAAAGAAACTGGGGCTCGATGATGTGACGGTGCCGGTGCAGAGCCTTGAGAACGCGCCGCCGGGCGGGTGGGCGGTGACGGATCTGATCGAGGCCGACTGGAAAGCGCTCAACCACAACGGGTATGCGCAGCGGGTCATCACCGACATTGTTATGCCGCAGGCGCTCGGCGTTGCGCAGCCGAAGTCGATGGCCGTGCAACTCTCGCTCATTCAGGCGAAGCACTCGGCAAGGGCGCTGGCGGATTCAGGCTTGGGCGACGCGATCGCGAAGACCGGAGAGCGGGGCAAGCGGTTCGTCGGGTCGCTAAAGAACTGGGCCGATCGGCCGACGACGCTCGCGGACGCGCAGGGGTTGAGCCGTGCGGTGGCGGGCACGCTTTATGTGTCGCACCTTGGCGTGAACATGGGCAGCGTGATCCTCAATATGACGCAGCCGTTCCTGCTGGGGCCGGTGATCCTTGGCGAACGTCACGTTCTCAAGGGATACGCCAAGGGCGTAAAGGAGATGCTTGACTACGGTGCCGAGCGCGCCCGGCGGTATGGATTCAAGCCGATTACGAAGTTGCAACGCGACGAGTTGGTACGGGCGCACTTCAAGTATGGGGAGGAGAGCGGACTGCTAGCTACGTCGTTTGAGTTGCTTGATGACGTGACCTCGAGACAGGTGCGCGGGAACATTGGCCGGGGGCCGTTGGCCGAACAGATCATCTTTGAGTATCCGATGAAGCTGTTTGAGAAGGCAGAGTGGTTGAACAGGTCTGTAACTGCGCACGCGGTTGAGAGTTTCTACCGGACGAAGGGGCTTGCGCTGGACGCGCCGGAGTTCATAACCGATGTGCGTCGTATCGTGGACGAGACGCAGTTCGGGGCGGGTGTGCGCAACACGCCGGTCATCTTTCAGGCGACGGGGCGCGCCGCCGACCTCTCACCGACGGGCGGGTTCTTTGCCGGGCCGGTGATGCGGCAGTTCCTCAGTTTCCAGACGCGATCGTTTACATCGCCGTTTGCGTTTACGTCAAAGCTGGCGGGCACGACACGCACCTTTGCAGGTCGTGACATTGAACTCGGACGAGCGGGCGCCTCCGCGTTCGACATCATGCGCGGGATCGGGTTTAGCGCGCTTGTGTATGAGGTCGGAAAGAACGTACTGGGGCTGGACCTGTCGCGCGGGCTGTTCTTCAGTGCGCAGACGGATGTACTGCCGGGGTTCGAGAGCGGGCGGTTCAGCGCACGGGAGGGCCCGTTGCCTGTTCCGCCGGCGATCGACCTTGCGTATGGGCTGGCGATCGGGTTGGCCACGCAGGATGCCGAACTGTTGGGGAGGAACGCGTCGCGGCTGATCCCGGGCGGGATTGCTGCGAGACGACTTACTCAGGTGTTCGGACGGGCCCCGTTGCCGAAGGGGGTACAGCCCCGGTATGTGGGCTGGCAGGATCTCGAGCGGGACGCCGAGACCGGGCGGCTGACGGTGCCGGTCTTTGACGGGCCAAGCGGCAATCTGATCGGGCGTGAGGCGGCTCTGGACGTCATGCTGCGGGCGTTGGGGATCCCGGTGGGCCGGCAGACCCAGGAGGCCGAGCGGGCGCTGCTGGCGGGGCGTGAGACGGCCCTTCAGATCACGAAGGCGGCTGTCGACGCCCTGCAAGCTAATGACATGGACGCCTTTGAGGGAGCCGGCAGAGAGTTCGAGAAACGCTTTGGGTTCCCGATGAGGCTGAACCGCCAGAAGCTCGTTGCAGCCGCGAGGCTCAGGGAGAGCCCCCGTATGGAGCGGATCTTGGATTCCATCCCGGCGGACGTGCGTCAGGAGTACACCGACGCTTTCGTGGCCACCCTCAGCCGATCAACGGGGTTGCCCCCTGAGGTCATCGTGCAGCACGGTACGGCAACGAGTCGCAGGCAGGCCGTTGGGAATGAGGGGCGCGCGGCGATGGTTGCCGAACTGGAAGGAAGACTGGAAGAGTTCGAGGGACGGCTGGGCGGCTCCAAAGGGCGCACGGCGTTCGACCGCTTCGAGGGTCTGCGGTAGACTGTTTCCAAGGAGACTGTTATGGCGCCTGAGCTGGCTGATTTCATACAAGATGCAGGCCCGATGGCGGCTGCAATCGTCTTGTTGTGCGGCGTAGTGATTGTTCTGTGGAGAAGCGTCGGCCGTGAACTTGCACGGCATATGGAGGCGGTTGCTAACGCCTTCAAGTCTTCGGCGGTCTCTCTTGAGGTGAGCAACCGCGAGGCGGCGAGCACCGCACAGACAAATCTCATAATCAGCGAGAATCTAAAGGCGACAACCGCCCTTCTCGAGTGCATCACCGAAAAGATCGTAAAGCAGCAGCTATCCGGCAACGGCAGATAGCGCATCGCGTCAGACGGGCAGATGGTCGATGTTTTCAGGATCGCTGTTGCGCTGATCGCGGTGGCGGTAGTTGTCGCGGGGGGAGCAGACGCGCAGGTTCGCTCGGGTGCAATCAAGCGTGTCGCCGTTGATGTGATCGACGTGCATGTGCAGTTGATCGCCAAGTTCTTCGGCCATGACTACGCGGTGCAGCAGAACGGTCTTGCGCTTGCCGCCCGTGCCGGGAATGTGATAGGTGCGCTGTGCATAACTGCGCGAAGCCTTGTGGGACAGATGCCAGCGGTGGTCGGCGAGATGGGCGTCCCGTTCGTCTACGATCGCGTACGCAATGACAGCGCCGTGACGGTTGTGGAGCGGTATCGCTGGCACTGCTAGACGTTGCCCGCAGACCGCTGGCGTTCGTAGATGTCAGAGAGCCACCGTCGCTGCTTGTCGGTGAGGAAGACGCGGCCCGTCCTCTCCAGCTTGTCGAGGAGATCGCCTATGAACTGCGCCTCGCGTGAGCCCAGGTCGGCGTCGGAGTTGTCGAGGTCGCGGATCTGTGCGACTTGTGTGTCGTCGGCGAACATCGCGGTCTCCTACGGCAGTTGGATCCAGAGTTGGCAGAGGCGCGCCGCTGCGGTGTCGATGATGCGCAGGGCACCGGGCAGCCTACGGTCTGACAACGCGGCAGTAAGATAGCCGCACTCACGTTTACCGTCGCCCATAGCGGGCGCAACGGAGGCCGCGGCACTGCAAAACTCACGGTTCTTTGCCCACTTGACACGAACGGTAGTGTTGTCGCTCAGGGCAATGTCGTAGTCCGTGCCCTGAGCGCCGGGCTCGTGTTCGCAGACGGCGTCTTCGTGAACGGGGCTGGCGACGTTCGATCCGTCGAGCGCCCACGACAGAACGATGTGCGTTGGCTTGCGATCGGCGTCACGAAAGAGGCCCGCCACCGCCGGGCAGACATCGGCGCCGCGGGGCGTGATCGTGCGCAGACCCTCGCTCATGTGGGTGGGCGCCAGTTCCATGCGGGCGCAGTCCCCATGCAGGGTGAACAGGGGTTCAACGGGGAGTTCCTGTACGATGTTCATGCGTGTTGGCCTTTCGGTTACAGGGCAGCCGCGCCGTTGTTGATGTGCCAATAGTTGACGTACACCGCGATGTCCGCGCCGGTCACAAAGCCGTCGGGCACCATGTACGCGGGGTCGCTCAGGCTGGCCCCTTGAGTCGTCAGGTCCGCGCGTTGGTCCTGGGTGTGCCAGAGGTTCGTAAACGCCTGGAGGTCCGCGCCGCTAATCAGGCCATCGGGCTCAAGCCAACCAGGATCGCCGGCTGCGACGCCCTGCGTGGTTATGTCAAATCGGATGTCGTAGACCAGAACCGGAGTGACGTCCGGCGGCGCGGAGTCCGGCGAGAGCGGCGGTTCAATGCCGAGGTACGCGAGCGCATCGGTGTACGGGTACGCCTCTGTGACTCCGACAAACCCGTTGTTCGCCCACTTCGATTCGGTGACGCCCACATTGTTCCACGTTACGCCCGGCCCAAATCCACCGGTGCCGAACCGCTCGCCCGTGATTTCAATAGATGACGCCAATCCGCAGAGCAGACCGTCAACGGTGTAGCCGTTGAGCGCTGTAAACTGGTTGGTGTTCGATGCCGAGCCCCGCCATGAGATACCCTGAAGGAACGCGCAGTCGATGATACCGCAGTTGGATTGTGTGCCCCATTGTTGAGACTGCGGCGGGCTGATTGTGTCGTGGCGAAGCACCTGCACCCGACGAATGACGCTGTTCGCCTTTACATAGCGGTCTCGTACAGCATCTATGCGCGCATCGTACTGCCCGATGCGGAAGTTGTCTTCGTCGAAGTCGTCCTGCAATCCGACGGCGATCCCAAGTAGCTGCACGTCACTTATGAGTTGGTTTTCGACGTCAACGAAGTCCTGAAGAAGATCCTTGTGGTGGCCGTCTCCTGAATCGTACACCTCGTCGATCCGGCACCGCGTAATGTTTAGGCTGTGCTGAAACGCGTCGCCACGAAACGAGTCGATGATGCACCGATCAACGAGGTACGCATCGGTAAAACCGTAGGTTGTGCGGCCGACGATGTGACACCGCTCGAAGTAGAACTTCTGCCCGGCACCGGCGTCGCCGCCAATGACCGCCGGTACCCAGCGGATACCCTCCTTGCCAACCAAGTCGCAGTCAACAAATGCGATTTCATCGTTCGAGTCAATCGAGAACGCGCCGATCGAGGGCAGATCGAGGGTGCAACCCACAAAGCCAAGATGGTCGGCATGGATCCGGGTGATACCAGAGCCGGCACCCACCACAAACGCGGCGCCCTCGGGGGAAGTAATCCAGATCCATCGGGCGCTGGCTGCGGGGACGTCGCGCAGCAACCACGTCTGGTGCGGAGCAAGACTGATGACGCCGCCGTTGGTCATGGTGGCCAGCGCATCATCGAACTCTGCTTGAGTTGCAACCGCGCGCAGCGCAGCGGGGCGTTCGAGATGAATGGTGATTGTGCGCTCGGTACCGTCATTGGCTACGACACGGACAACCTCATTGCGTTCGGTCTCTGCGCCCCAAGGCACATCAAGCGTCAGATACCCGAGCGCATGCGGTTGTCGTTGAACGCTGAGGTACTCAACATAGGCAATCCCAGTTGAGTCCCAGACACCAACTTCGATGGTTACGGCAGGCAGCCCCGGCGGGTCGAGAAACCGCGCTACAGGTGCCTTCGCAGGCACGGACGGGGTTTGGGCCGCGGCTTGGGCGGCAAAGAGTCCTATCAGGATGAGTGTGCGGGTGAGCATAGAGTCTCCTTGGCTGTGGTTTAGAAGCGATCGGTGGCGTAGACGAGCCGTTTGGCCGCTCGTGTGATGGCAGTATACCGCCAGCGGTGTTCGTTCCAACCGGATGAGGTTTCTTCAATGACGAGAACGTTGTCCCACTCGGAGCCCTGAGCCTTGTGTGCGGTAATGCAGTAGCCGTAGTCCCAGAGGGTGTAGGGGCCGCCGGTTGCCGCCCAAGCCGGCTCTTTACCGAACGGGATGGCGGGAGCGCCGAACTGCTCTTTGAGCAGGGGGACACAGACGAGCCGTGCGCCGTTGTCGAGTGCGATATCAACGACGATGATACGGTCCGTTTCGCTAATGATGCGCAGCACCTTGGCGGACATGCCGTTGTAGATGCCGTGCTCCCGGTTGTTGCGGAGGCAGATGATCTGTTCGCCTGGTTGCAGGACGCCGCTAAAGTCGTGGATTTCGCGGAAGGTCTCGTTGTAGAGTTGTCGGGTGTCGTTGAAGCCGCAGATGACGCAGTCTGCTGCGGTGGCGTGTTCAGGCGCCGCCTGTTGCGGCACGATCTTGAGGCCCGTCTGGTCCTTGGATTCACCGAAGATGTCGCCGACGCGCTCGGCGTGCGCAAAGCGAATGATGGGAGAAGCCAGCGCCTGTCGGTGGATCTCGGCAAGGAGGAAATCAGGGTCGTCAAGCAATCGCGGGTCTTGGCCGATGGGCTCGAGTTGGCAGGGATCGCCGACGTAGAGAAGCGGGATCTCGTGCGTGCGACAGATTGTCGTGATGTCTTCGTGCAGGGCGGTGTTGACCATTGAAGCCTCGTCGCAGATGAGCAGGTCAACGGTATCCCATGTTTCTGCGCGGTTGTCGAGCAGGAACTTGACAAAGCCGTGGTCGTCGCGAACACAGTGATAGATGGCCGCGTGGACGGTGCGCGCAGGGACGCCTTTGTTGCAGAGGACGAACGCTGCTTTGCCGGTGGGCGCCACGACGCAGGGGCGGTACGTTGCTGCGCAACGGTCGACGATCGCCTTGATGCAGGTGGTCTTGCCGGTGCCCGCGACGCCGGCCAGCGTCATCCCGCAAAAACTGCTGTTCTCGATGATCTCGAAGATACCCGTCACCGCTGCGGACTGTTCGGCGGTTAGGCAGGGATTCCTGCTGCTCATGCTACGCTCCTAATCTGGTTGTCCCGACCTTTCGCTACGGCCGATGTGCCAGCCGCCGCAGTGATCGCACTTGAAGCTGCTGCACGTCTTTGAGCCGGGCAGTTGGCTGAAGTCACGAATGAAGCGGGCCTCGCGCATTGCCCTTTTCTGTGTGCAATACCGTTTCTTTGCACGCCAATACGGACAGGTGTTCTTGTGCATTGAAAACCCCCAGTGACCGTTGGGTGCGCCGGGGGTCGGGGCGGCGGATGCTACTCTTCCTCTACTGTTTCCTCCCCCTCCTCTTCTTCTGCGCCCTTGGTGTCTTCTGTTTCTTCCTCTTCTTCCTCGCCGTAGCCGGGGCCGCTGACGATTGATTGGATGAAGTCGCAGGCTTCCTCGCGGCGGACGTCTTTGCCCGCGCGGTTGGTGTATTCGTTTAGCTCGAAGTTGAGCTTGACCTCGACCTCAACGGGAGATTCGTTCTTGTCCGCCTCGCGGAACATGGCGTCGATACGACGGATGCCCTCGTTTGGATCGGTTGGCACTTCACCGACGACGCCCTCAATCTGCCCGAGCAGCCGGTCGATCTGAATGTCGGCGCGTGTTTGTTGCTTGCAGCCTTCCTCTTCGGGAAGCTTGTCGACGTCCTTGGGAACGATGATGGTTTCGCCATCGAACTTGAGCGTCTCGCCGTCTTCGTCTTCCCATCGGTAGTGCGCACGGAAGCTGATGGCGTCGGCTTCGATCATGGCGCGGGTTGCGCCTTTGCCCTGCGAATACCTGAACTTGGCGTCGTCCTTGACGGTGACGCCGAGGAGTTGACAGGTGATGACGTGCGCGCATGTCTCGAAGGGAAGCGGCTCCATCGGCCATTTCCCTCGGAAACCGAAGCCCTTGTTGGGGCTGCGGGTCTGCATGCGCTTGGCCAGCGCCTTGCTGAACTTGATCGTGTCACTCATGGGTTGATGCTCCTTGCTGTGTGGTTACGCGGTTTCTTTGGCGACCGCTTCGGTGACGGCCCGGGAGAACGCGCCCCACGGGTCTTTCTTGTCCAGAATGATCTCGTCGGGCAGGCCGAAATAGCGCGTCTTGTTGTCCTTGTCGCCCTCGTCTTCGCCGGTGCTCTCGACACAGACGTAGACCTCTTTAGCTTTTCTGTATTTGGTCAGGGTCTTGGGCTTACCGTTCTTGAGCATGACGGGTTTGCCGTTCTTTGTAACCTTGACTTGGTAGGGTTTGTCAACGATGCGAGACTTTATGGTGCCGCAGACCTCGGCCCACGCCACTGTTTCGTTCCAGAGATTTGCCTGGATGCGCGGCGTGTTCTTGAGAAGTTCACGGTAGGTATTGGGTTGCTTGCCGAGCGTAATGACCTTGTCGGCTAAGTGATAAAGCCAGATGAAGCCGTACCCTGCACGGTTGAGTTCAAGACCGAAGGTGACGACCTCTTCGTAGAGGTTAGGCCACGCCTGTCGTCCGTCAAGATCATTGAACTCATCCTTGGGGTTGGTGTCGCCATACCGGTCGTTCCACTCATCGACCATGAACTGCTTGATGAGGGCGACCGCACTGTCAACGGTGTCGAGCACGACAACACTTGGACGAGGCGCATCCTGCTCGGACAGTTTCAGGAGATGATCCTTCTTTGCGCGGATGCCCTTCCACGTTAGTTTGATGGGACGGGCTTTGGAGAGATCCGACGGGTGTGCGGGGTCGGCCTCAATCACGCGACCCTGCGGGCTGCGTACGGGCCACACCAGCGCACGGGGTTTCTGTGGTGAAGATGAGGTGTCAGTGTTGATGACGTAAGCGCCCGGGATGGACTGTACGAGAGTGGTTTTGCCGCGACCGGGCTTCGAGGCAAACTGCATCAGCGCCGATTCCGGCGCAATGGTAATGGCGACGTTATGGAAGCCGCTGAGGATGGGGTCGCCGTAGAAGGCGTCGACGGTTTTGCCGGCGGCGAGGGTCTGTTTGGGCTTAGTCGTCGTTTTCTTCGCCATCGGCGTTGCCTTCCTTCGGAGCGGTTTCCTCTTCACCGAGCCCGCTTACGGTCTGTACGGTGCCGATGCCGAGTTCCTTCATCCACTCGTTGAAGAGCGAACGAGAGATCGGAATGCTGGTCGTCTTCACAAACTTGGCGTGAAGATCGGCCATCGTCACGTTGTAGCCAAGCCGCTGAACGAGGGTATTGATGATCGGGCGGAGGACGGCGTTGCCGATGCCTTCGATGACGACCGTGTCGTCCTTACCGAACTTGATGGTGATGTCGTCCATGAGTTGCCGGAGCGAAGACTTCTTCGGCTCATCGCCGGCGCGTTTCTTGATGGACTGCTTCTTTGCCATTGGTGCTGTTCCTTTCAGGGGGTTAGAGGCGTTCGGGGAACCCTTCCCGCAAACTGGTGTTCGGTTTAGTCAAGGGCTGTTATGCAGGCGTCGTCAATGATGTCGGCGTCGCGATGGAGGCCGGGCAGTAGGTGGTTGCGCCGCATCACGTCGAGCCATTGGTGCGGCTCGGTGACGTGAAAATCGGCGAACGGGCTGAGCGACCGGCCGGTAAAGGCGAGCATTCCCTCAGCGGTTTCCGGAAAGTTGACGGGGTCTGCATCACAGGTCAGAAGGTCGTAGACGCGACGCAGTCGCTTGTGGTACGCGTGCTGCCGGCGGGGGCTGCGGAACTCTGCCATCGGGGTGCGTGAGAAGTTGACGGGCGGATCGCTGCCACGGTCCTCGTCGGCGAAGTTGCCACGTCCGAGTTCCCAATCGACAACCCGCTCGTTGAACCGCTCCCACGAGGGCTCGCCGATGTATTCCTTCTTGGCCTTGGTTGTCACCTTCTCTTCGAGGAAGGCAATAGCTTTCGCCAGAGCATCTTCGGCTTGGGCGGCAAACTCTTGGCGGTGGATCAGTTTGTTGTCGTCGGGCTCGGCCTCGTTCCAGGTACGCACGATAACGATTATCTTAGAGCGGGTAAACGCGACTGAACCCGCTAGTTTGGCCCGCTTGGACTGGGAGATGTAGCAGAAGTCGCGATCGGCGGTGCCGGGGCGCCGCATACTGGAACTCGGCTTGCGCACGATCATGTGCAGGACGCCGCCGAGCTTTGTTGCAGACGGTAGCTCGTAGCGTTCAATGATGAGCCGCAGGGTGCCCTCAAGAATGTGCAGGTAGTGGATTGGCTGCGGCTCGGCGCGCACTGTCTGAGCACGCATGATGGGAGAAAACGAGGTGGTTTTGTAGTCAACGATCCAGAGAAGATTCTTCTTCTTGTCAAATAGAAGCTTGTCGATGGTGCAGCACAGCACGGCGTTGGGATAGTCGGGATCGACGTACCGTACGCGAAGTTCAACGGCGAGATGCTGCCAGCGACTCTGCCGGAAGTATCCGGTAAACCCGTTCTTGAGATAGGCATTGTTGGGAAGGCGGAACTTCTCGGCGGCGAGAAAGAGAGCGAGCGCAAAGCGGGCGTCGTCCTCTTCGTCTTCACACATGCGAACACGGGTGGTCTCCGTCATTTTGAGTTGACGACAGACCTTGCCGATTTCCTTCTTGCGCAGCGCAATGGCCTGCTCAACCGCATGCACGGCAACTGCGGGCTCGTTCCCGATTTGCTCGCCGGCAACGTGGAAGTAGGTGCCCACATTGAGCGCTTCGGATTTGCGAAAGGGCGAGCAGATGCCCAGCCGACTCTCGAGGTAGAGACGAAACGGGGCTTTTTCGGCGTCGCCGAACATCGAGGATCGAATGGGCGGTGTCTTTGCAAGCAGGCCGACGTGTTCAAGCCAGCTTTTCGCGCAGGGGTCGGTGGTGCCCGACGGAACGACGGGCCGCGCAATAGTCGGTGGCACGGGAGGGCTCCTTCATTGTTCCAAACCCTGAAGACTGCCCCTTCAGGCGGCTCAGGGTAACGCGTTGCAGGGTATCTAATCCCGCTAACCCGTGGCGCGTCGCCGGGTGGAAAAGGATGCGGCCCACGGGAAGCAGACCGCACCCGGCTTGGGCGGCAAGCGCTTCGAGGGAGAGTGGCACCCTCTCCGCGTTTGTCGTCCTGACCTGTTTAGGTGCCGTCCGCCGGAGGTGTCGCGGACGGACTATCGCCGCCGTCGGCGATCATCTGACTGAGCCGAGCGAGTTCGTTGACGACGCCACGTCGCATCTGAAGTTCCGCTTCGGTGGGCGGTATGTTGGACGTTGCGGCAACGCGGTCGAAAGTGGCCAGCCCCAGTTCGAGCAGGGCGATTGCGGCGCTGAGAGTCATTACGGTGTCTCCGGTGCGGGGTGATGTGTCTGCTCAAGATCCCTGAGCTTGATCAGACTGCGTTCGAGGCTGGCGCGGATGAGCGCCATCTCGTCAATGTCGCCTACGAGTCGGGCCGCGTCGTAGTCGTTGACGAACGCAGCAGCTTCTTGGATGACCGGGTTGACGGTAGTCTTCCAGGTGTCGCGGGTGATCCAACCGGCGCTGTAGGCCGCCAACAGTGCCCGTTGTGCAAAGATGACGTTCTCTTGGATGTCCCGCTGAGCGGCTTCAGGGCCGGCCTGCTGCGATGTGCAGCCCGGAATGCTGAGAGCCGTACCAACCGCCGTGCCGCCCAAGCCGAGACTCAGGGTGCCGTACAGGAGCATCCGTACGGTTGTGTTTGGGACGATGGTGAGCGGGCCGTCGGCCTTGCGGCGAAAGATGGCTGCGGCAACGAGTGAAAGGAAGGCGACAACAGTGGGGCCGTGGGTTTGCACGGCGTCGATAGCGCCCTGGCGTTCCTCGAGCGGGATGTTTGGGACCAACTGCTCGAGTCCGAATGCAACCGCTGCAACGATGAGCGCCCAGATGGTTCTTGATTGGAGGAGGTTCTTGCTGTGCTGGGGGGGTGGTGCTGGTGTCATGGGGTGTCATCCTATCTTGGGGGGGTTGTGGATGCAAGGCTAGCCACGCGGATAATACGGATTTGGCCCACGAAATCTGGGGCCCCGCCCGTAACCTGTTCCTATTGCCGTAGTTGGAAGCCATCCCGTAGGTTCGTCGGGGAGCTGCGCCGTAGCGTCGACAATAAGAATGTTGCTCTGAGCACGGTCTGCACCGCCGACGACGGGGTCGCCGCTGCTCCATTGGTTGATCTGGATGTCGCGGAGAACCTGAACACACGCCGACGCGCCCCACGGGTGCTCGTTGACCATCGGGAACGGCCGGCACGTCACGCCGCCGTCCACGGCCACGTCGTACACAGGATCGTCGAGCGCTGTAACGGTTGCATTCTCGTCGAGAAGGTCGCTGATCGAGACGGCGCGGACCTTCTCTCCCCAGAGACCGAGACTCATAACACCCTTGGGTTGGTTGCCCGGCCCGATGTCGGGGAAATCTTCGACGGGGTCTGCCCCGGCGTAGTAGGAGAACGTAACGAGTGCAGCCCGTTTGCCGGCGCGTGTGGCGAAGCAGTAGTCCCGCTTGTCGGTGTACTGTGCGCCGGAGCCGATGATGGACTGGATCTCGGTGTTGATGCTGATGTCGTGCTGCTTGACGAGCGCGTTGCCGACGAGCTTGAAGACGCGGATGAAGTGGTCGCTGACAACCGCGTCGCCGCTGTCTTCGTACCCATCGCCACCTTCGATCTGGTAGATGATGGCGACGTATCCCCCGTCGATGGCGACCGCATCGCGCATGAACACCGAATCGGGCACGGCCTTGATGGAGCCGCTGTCGTCGTTCTCGTCGTAGAGCCCAAAGTTGGCGATGTCGGCGAACGTGATGTCGCACGATGATCCGGCTTCGGGGTTGCCGCCAGCGCCGGTAAGGGCGAGTCCGGTGCGTGCGGAGTAGGCGTTGGCGTTCGACGCGGCGCTAGCGAGCGAGGAGAGATCGGTGAGAATCATGCCGATCGGGTTGGGATATCGCTTGCCATGTCGTATCGGCTCGGTTTCGTAGATATAGGCGCGCGCATTCCAGAGAAGCAGAGCCTTGTTGCCCGGAAGATTTATCACGCGGGAAGGTTGGCCCATCCCCATCTTCGGCACGTCGAGAACCTGTCCCTCGTCCTGTGCGATCCAGAGGTGTTCTTGGTTTCCGTCGTCATCGACGAACAGGATCGAGGCGTCGCCGTTGGCGGAGCCCCCGTTCCTCATTAGCATAACCGCGAGGTCGTTGATCCTCGCCGCCTGGACGTAGCCGACCGTGTAACGCACATACGCCGTGACGTTTGTGTCGTATTCGAGGCCCGGCGTGCCCCACGGGTCGGTGAAGTCGGAGAAGTCGGGGGTAAGGGCGACGGGGCCGTCCTCGGTGATCCTCCAGACTGCAAGCTCGTCGAACTTGCGGTTTCCTGCTGCGGGATAATCAACGATGATGTCGCTGTGGACGTGGTTTGCGACAACGATGGACGTGTCGAGCAGGACGATCTCGCAGCCGCGATGGTTCTCGTCCGTGACATTCTTGCGCGTGTAGGTCGTGAACGTATCTGATGGGGCGCCCGCTTGGTCGATCGCTCGGACCTGAACATGGAGCGGGATCGGATGTCGATCGAGCGCTCCGGTCGCCGCGTTCCGGACCGCAAGCGAACCGGCTGCGGACTTGTTGGAGCCCTCCAGGTTGATGTTCGATGACAAGAGACGGGATGGGTCGTCGGGCACCGGGAAGTACGGCGGGAATGACGAGTGCTGCACAAAGACGCTGCTCTGCTCGAACTCGCTGTTGGTGTACGGTCCGACCGCCTGCACACCAGCGCCGACCGGCCCGTTCTGCTCGCCGACGAACACGTCGGAGCCAACTTCGGTTATGACCAGTTCTGCGTCGGTCCACGGGCAGACGAGCTTGTCGCCCGCTGCAATAGCGGCGTTGAACGCCTTTAGGTTGTTGCTTGAGTCTTTCAGATTCCCGAAGCTCCAGAGAGCATCGAACTTGTTGGCGACCCCGGCGACGTCGGCGTAGTCGCGGATTAGGTCGGCGTTGAGCAGCAGCTTCTTGATCGTGTCCTGCCCGGCAGAAGCCGTGATGTCGCCAAGCACATCGTCGATCGACTCACCGGACCGGCACCGGCAGAACGTGTTGTGGCTCCAGAGCCCTTGCGTGGCCCTCACACCAGCTACGCCGTGGTCGAAGCCGCCAATCATAAACTTTCGTCCGGCGCGTCCGCGCATCGAGTCCCAGACGTAGCTCCCGGTGATCGGGGTCACGCCGAACGCGATGGAAACGGTATTGTCCTCGGCGATGTGACCGATAAACGGATACTTGTCGCCGGTGCCATCGTCACGGAGACCGGAGAAGATGAGCGTAACCGGTCCGGTACGGATGGTGCCTGCATAGGCGTCGATTGCGCCTCGGTCGGTGCCCGTGACGGCCCAGCGAAGATGCAAGGTGGCCGCCAGAGTTCGGTAACGAACCGAGATGTTGTTGTCGGCTGTGCCGCTGTTGCCGTTGAGCCCCCAGAGCCAGAGATTATTGCCTGTTGCGTTGTGCGCGACCGGCGAGAACACAATGAAGTCGCGGTCGAGCAGGTCGGGGATTTCGGACAGGGACGTGCTGGCGAACTCGCACTTTTCGAGTGTGTTTGGGACACGCCAACGGCCGGAGCCGATCTCTTGGCCGGAGGGTACGGTTTCCCAGAGTCGAGAGAGGGCAGACATTGGCACCTCCGGCGGAGCATCAAGATTCCTGACCAGCGGCAGCAGCATTGGCTATTGCCGTTCCCGCCACGCGATTGAAGCCTCAATGTCGATATTGCTTGACCCGCCTACGGGACGCACGCACAGCACTATCTCGTCCACGGTCCCGTCGATCGCGGCCCCGAGCCGGATCGCGTTTTCCAGGTTGCTGCTCTCGGACCCTCCCTTATTGGCGGACGCCGCGAAACCGCCGTCAATGATCGTCCCGCCCGTCACGGTGTTGGCCGTCGCTCCGGTCGCCGTCTGCACAGCCGAGTTGGTCTCGTTCGAGTAGGTAAACGTCCCGGCTACTGTCGGGTTGAAGATCAGCAGCCATTCATAGTTCTTGTTGCCGGCGTGCTCGGCAATGCTCTTTTTGAGGATGTCGATCGTCTCGCCCAAGTGTGTGGACTTGAGCCGCATGCCGATGATTGCGTAGATCGTGTTCTCGACCGCAACATCGACGTGTGTCCCGGCGGTCGACTTGAACCGAAGCTGGCCAAGATGCGTCGCGCCGCCCTCAGTGATTACCGTTGAACAGTTACATTCAAGCTCAGAAGCCAGCGAACTGCCGGTAGTGACGATCTGATACCGAAGAGGGTTGTTCGGCGTCGACATATACACCACGTCGAGCACATTGGCGTTGAGCACCTCGTGGCAGTAAATGATTTCGCCGCCAACAGCTAAGCCCAAGCGGACTCGACCAACGCCTAGCCACTCGTAATCAATGATAAATATCTGCGCTTTGCTCAGGTCGATCGTGACGCCCGAAGCACCAGTTCCGTCAAGTGTATCGAGGTTGAAGCTCGATTGAGCAACCTTGGTGTCAACGGGCGATCCGCTCGTGCTGGACCGAACTACGACCTTGAAGGTGCCTTCGTCGTCCTCAAAGAAGATCCCGTTGTCGTCGTCGAACTGGCCGATACGTCGCTGGACGCCAGTACCCCCTCCCAAGCGGTCCATGATGCCGGTCATCAGGATCATCTGGCTTTTGCCCGGCTGATAGTTGAATCGCTCGTACGTCTGTCTGGTGTAGACGCCGGCTGTGCTGATCGTCGAGGTGATGGTTGTTGAGGCCCGCGCGGTTGAATGTGCCGACGTGATCCCCGCGCCGCTCTCTAGCGATTCGTCCCAGAACAGCGGTTGGGAGTCGAATATCTGTTTGGAATCGAAGATCGTGTGGGGCTCGGAGGTGCGGAGCCTTCCAAAGGCGTCGCGCATGGTCTCTGGCATGACGACCGGGAGCGGATTATTGGCCGAGACGTCGTCCGCCGCGCCGTCCACCCCGTGCTGGACCTTGACGCGCTGGTGCTTGACGCCCCCGATGTCGTCGGTGGCGATCACATCCCCGCCGGAGCCGACATTGAGTTCTGTGTTGTCGGCCATTGCTGCCTCTCTAGCTGGAGAAGGTGCCGAGCACCATTGACGTGCCAACGATGTCGGTCATCGCCTGCGAGATGACGGCGCCGACGTATTGGAGGCCGCGTGTAAAGACGAAGTTGTTGGCGTGTTGAATGCGGTAGGCCGGCGGCCCCTCCTGAATATATTCGAGCGTAGTGTCAAAGTCGATTTCGTGCAGGCCGGTTACGGGGTTGTAGAGAGGTTGCCACCACCGCTCAAACCAATCGGTTGCCGTCGCCGGATCCGTAGTGCGCAACTTGATGAACGACTCAAAGTTGTCTGGATCGAAGAAGGCGGGCTCCTTGAGATCGTTCGCCGAAATGTCCGACATGCTAAAGGCGCCGAAGCACCTGATCTTGCACGCGGCACTAACGGCACCGCTGGTGTATTTGATGAAGTTGTAGAGGTTGAGGTGGGGCAGGTTTTCCGGGTTTTGGATGACGATGCAGTTGTAGCCATCAGCGGGACCGCTGCCAGCATCCGTGTGTGTAGCCTCGAAGGTCGCCCACGGATCGGTAGGAGTAGTCTGCGCCAGTTGGCTGTCGCGATTGAGAACAAACGGCGGCGTGGACTGGCTGACGAGTTGCCGCCGCTGCGTGCCGTCAGTCACCGTTGCGATCTTCGTCATTGTGGGGGGTGCGCTCATAAGTCAACGCTCCATTTACGAGCCAACGCGCGGCGTACCACGCAAGTTTCCTTCGCTGTGCCGGTGTGTTGCAGGGGGCAAACATGAGGTGCGGGACGCCATGCTCCATGAGCAGACGTTGGAAGGCGTCGCAGACAGGACCGGCGTCCTCGTCGTCCGGGTTGAAGACAAGCCCCTCGACAACCAGAAGAGGGAATCTAAAGCGCTCACGCATTCGCGAGAGGAGCCGGACGAAGTTTGGTCGCTTCTTTCCGAAGACATTGCCGTGCAACTCCGAGAGCGAGCGTTTGGTCTCGATGACGGCCGCGCCCGCGCCGGCAGTGTAGCAGTTGCCCCGGAGCCCGTCGAGCATGTAATCGGCCACTGCCAGCCTCTTGCGGCGGATCTCGAGGGTGACAGCCCCTTGCCGCCCAAGCCCCAGTTCGAGATCGGTGATCCGCTTGGGAAATGGCAGGGGCTTGCGTTCACGCTGATCCACCAGGATGACCTGTGTGCGGGGCATTGTTGAGCAGTGTACGCCGGAGGTAGGCAATCAGGGGCTTGGGCGGCAAGATGAATGTACGGCGATTGGCGTGGCCGCCGGCGATATCACGGATGTTGTCGGGGGACTGACGGTAGAACCGGCCGACTTCTTCGGGGGTCCAGAGTTGATCGATGAGTTGGCGGCGGATGAGGCGGGCCGTTTTGCTGCGGGCGGTGATCCTGCGGTTGGTAGGCAGGTCGTAGCAAACGCAGTGCCGATAGATTTCGGGGTGGTGTAGGGAAAGAGCAAGGGCGATGTTGGTAGGGTGGTAGCCACGCGCGAGGAGTGCGTCAACAAGGAGGTAGTGCGCGTGCATTGGCTACGCGTACCAGTGCGTTCCCGCAAGCAGCATTGCGCCTGCAATACACACAACGGCAGCCCACCAAATGATGCTAGTGCCTTCAACGGATGCGTCCCCTTGTTCTAAACTGAAGATGAATATATTGAGCCACGTTGTCCATAAAAAAAGCCAAGCCATAATCAGAAGACATGCGGCAACGAACAACAGAGGGGGCACAGGGATTCCTTTCAGGCGGCGGCGTCGGCGGTGGGGGCGGACTTGAGTTCGTACTTGAGAGGGACGTAGTGGCCGTAGTAGCTACAGATTTGCGCCCAGTAACCGGTGTGCGCAACGTGGTGGATGGCAATGGCGAAGGCGTCTTTGAGTTCGGAGAGGAAAGACGGGGCGCAGTCGAAGTAGTTGGCGTCGTACCAGTTGGTAATGAGGTAGCAGGGTGGTGCGGGGTGGTTGAGCGCGGGCAGAAGGCGGTGGAGTTCGCGTTGGACAGCAACCATTGTGACGGCGGCGATTGTCTGGACGGGGAAGTTGACGGCCTCGTTCGGTTTGGCGGCGATGAGGGAGCGGGAGTGGCCGGTGAACGGGAGGATGAGCACGCCGTCACGGTGGGCCTTTGCGACGAGGGATCGCTGCCATGCGTAGAGCGTGGGCCGGAGTTCGGAACGAGAGTCGACGACTTCGTAGAAGAAGGCGATGGGGCGGAAGACACCAGATTCGAGCAGGAGCATCTCCTGCATCTTCTTGGCGCCCGCCCAGTAGAGATCCTCGAAGTTGAATCGTTTGGCCCACTGGCGAGGGTCGGTCTGCATGTCGCCGCTGTGAAAGGCGGGATCGTTGACAACGTCGGGGCCGAATACGAAGACGGCACGGTCGCCGTGCAGGTCGCCGTCGTGCGCATAGTTGTCGAGCATGGTGGGCTCGCCCGAACAGACGGCCGCAACGCGAAGTTCGATTTGGGAAAGGTCTGCGGCAACGATGGAACCGTTGTAAAAGCGGGAGCGCACGCAGCGTTTGAGCGGGACGTTCCACTGCGAGACGGGCGGGCTTGATGCGCTCATCCGGCCTTGACGCTGGCCGCCCGGCCCGCCGCGATCGTCCTTGAACGCCGAGGGAACAACGAACCACGAGGGGTAGGCAAGTTCGATGCCGAGAGCGCGCGCGGTAGGTAGGGGCGAGGGCACGAGTTTGGAAGCAAGCGGCTTGTCTTTCATCTTGCCAAGAGAGGATGGCCGTTTGTAACGAAGCAGGGGGCAGGTGTGCCGGGTGATAAGGGTGTTGGCTACGGAGCGTTCGTTCCAGAGTTCAAGCGCGGGGCGGTAGATCGTGTCGTCTTTGGGAAGCAGGTGGAGCGCGGTGGCCCGCGTCGTTTCGTCCATCGAAACCTTGCCGGTCTTGGTGATGTGTACCAAATGCTTTGCTACCCAGACCGATTCGTGTTCGATGGCTTCAGCAACGTCGATGGTTTCGTCGATGTGGTCAAGGGCTTTCTCAATGAAGCCCCGCCGCGAGGAGTCAGAGCCCCTGCCCTCCATTTGCAGGGCTTGGGCGGCAAGCGATTTGTCACAGCGGGCGACGGTGGCGGTAAGAGATCGCTCGAGGGCCACAAGCGATGCGCGGTGGACGGGAACGCCGGCTTCGGACATGCGCACGGCGGTCCATTGCAGTTCGGAAAAGTGGGTAAGGCAAAAGGGAGAGAGCTTATCGGTGTCGGGGAACTCGTCAATGATGCGAGCGGCAAACTCGGCGGCGGCAAGAATGCTGTTGTGTGTGTCTTCGGCGTTGTAGTGCATACAGGAGTTGCCGTTGGCGTCGACGGCGAAGGGAGCAAGATAGCGGTGCCCACCGGCGAGCGTGGCCTCGGGGTCGTACCGGTACTTGCCAAGGACAGGGCCAATGTTCTTGAGGGCACGTTCGGGACGAACTTCACACTGAAGGAAGTTGAGCCACGAGACGTCGATGAGGGTGTGACGGAAGCCGTCGAGCGCGGCGCGCAGGGCGGGGAACCGGCGGAGGTGGATAATGTCGAAGACGACGTCCTTGCCAATGATGGTATCGGCGTAGTAAAGGGTGCGCGCCAGCATGCGGCGATGCGTAGGGTTGGCGAAGTCGTAGACCCAAGTGTCACCCGGTACCATCGCCGCTATTGCGCTGGCGCTCCAAGGCAGATTCCGTGGCTGTGATGACGGCAACGAGCCATTCGGCGGTTTCTTCCGCCGTCGGGAGCGTGACAACTGTTTTGGTGTTGTCTCCGCTTTTGTATTGTGTGATGGCGATTTGAGGTTGTGGCATCGTGGATCTTCCTTGGGGATGGTAATGGAACAGGTAAGAATGAGGTCGCGCGGGGCGACACGGTCATGGGCGAGCGCCTTGAGCGGGTGGAAGACGGTCTGTTCGGGGAGCGGGTCGCCGCGTGTGTTGTGTTTACAGGCGCCGTAGGTTTCAATGTCTAGCGAGATGACGCGGGGGTCTGTCATTTGCGGTCTTATCGGTTAGCGCGAGCGCGGGCTTTCGTCTTCCCAGACACCTGACGGTAATAGCAACAGTGCGATCATGGCACCGTCGCCGATCCTTACGAAGATGTCGCCGGTCTTTTGTCCACGGTTGAAGATTTCGACCTGATCGTGCCCGGGCGTCTGTGTGATCCGAACGCTAGTGATGAGCACCTTGTAGGGAACGAACTTGTCCTCCCTACGGCCCTTGGCGCCGCGTACTCGTGTGTGTTTGTTCATGGCATCACCCGCTTCCTGAATCTGTCCAGAGCGTCGAGCACCGCCGGTTCCAGGGCGATCCTCGTGGTGCTGTCCTGCCCTCGCAGGTCAAGCCAGAGGTGGTAGCCGTCGAACGTCGCGTAGACCCCGTCGCCGAGGTAGTCCTCGATCTTCTTGGGTTGCTCTGCTGCTGTTTCTTCTGCCATTTGTTCTGCTTTCTACCAGCCGATGTCTTTGCTGGCGCGGACGTGTCTCTCGTCGCCGCCCGGTTGCGCACGGAGTTCGTTCATGCGCTTGCCCCAATACATGCCTGTTGCTCCTTGGAACCACTCGTCACCGGCAGGTGTATTGCGCCATCGTGACAGGAGTGATCGGTACGAGAGCGCGTCGATGTGTGATTTGTTTTCTGGTGTGAGTTCCATGCAGTTCAGCCCTCGTTCTTGATGAGGTCAAAGTGCTTCATTGCCGCATCCTCACCGATTGCGTCGAGCAGTTCATCGGTGTCCTGGGCATCCACGATCGTCTGAGGATTCAACTCGCTCAGGTCGGCACCCGAGATGACGAGCCGAATGTGGTTGTTCTGGAGCGCCGTGCTGATCTCGACGTCGGTGGCTGTGATCGTGACATCTTCCATGGCTTATTTCCTGTGCTGGGGTGTTCTTTGGCGGGGTTAGTCGAGAATGGCGCAGACGGCGTCGTAGGAGACGATGAGGAGCGGGGGTCCGCCAAGCGGGTTGGGCGTTTCGGTGCCCGCGAACTCGCCGATGACGACGCGGTCGCCGGGGCGGATGCGCGGGGGATCTTCGGCGGCGAGGTCTTCGCCGACGGCGACGACGGTACCGCTGTTGGGTGTCTCGCGGGAGTCTTCGGGGATCTCGACGTTGGCGGCGGTGTGAGTGGCGGGGTTGTCGCGGCGGATGAGCACGCGGTCCTTGGTGGGGCGCACCGTCTGGTCGTTGATGGAGAGCCCGAGATCGTTGAGCATCCGGCGGACGAAGGACTCAACGGCGTCGCCGCCGATAGCGCTGCGCGTGTAGTCATACACCTTGCTGTAGGCGAGGATCTCAGCGGCGAGCGTCTGCTTTTCGATTAGTGTTGGTTCGAGTGGCACCAACGGTCCTTTCGGTCAGGGGGTTGTGGTTGCGGTGTGGACGGATTGCAGAAGGTCGCGGCCCTTGGCGCTGCGCCGCCAGTAGACGTGCTCGGTGCCGCTGGCGGCGACCAAGCCGTGTTTGTGGAGTTGGTGCAGGGCACGGTAGAAGAGTGTATCAGCGATGACGTAGCAGCGCTGCTCGAAGCGGTGACGAACAACGTTGCCCCGCTCGGGCTCGTCGGTAAGGCAGGAGAGGACGAGCAGTTGGCGCACGGAAAAGTTGGGATGGACAGAGGCGAGTTTCATTCAATCTCTTTGATGTCGAAGTATTCAATGACACGATCACGGCCGATTTCGTCGAGCAGCGCAACGACATCAAAGTGTTCAACGATCTCGGCGGCCTCGAACTCGCTAAGGATGTCCGTTGCCGTGTAGTCCTCAAGAACCGTACCAACGGGGATGGATTCGCCCAGTTCAAGGTCTTCAAGTGTAACCCGTACATTGTTGGCGTCGAACGATTCAATGGAGACGTTGGCTGCAAGCACGTTTGCAATGTCGATGCTCATGGCAGTGTTCCTATCTGGGGGCGCCGAGGATGCGGACGGGGACGATGGTGGGTTTGGAGATAAAGGGGACAATGCCGTCGAGGAAGTCGCTGAGGAGTTTCATGTGGCCCTCAACGGCGTGCGAGAGGTTCCAGTCACGGATGACGGCCGCCGGGTGGTAGGTAAAGAAGAGGGTGAAGGGGCGGCCGTCGATGGCGTGGAGTTCGCCCTGGTGCCCGAAGTGTTCTTTCATGGGACGGGCTCGAGAGTTGCCGAGCACAAGCTTCCAGACGAAGTCGGCGGCAACGGCGCCCAGGCAGAGCACAATGTTGCGGTCGCATTCGTGGTGGGTGTCGAGGACGGCGGTAAGGTCGACAAGGGTGTGCGGGGCGCAGGGGACAATGTGGGCGCGGTAGCCGGGCTTGGCGTTGGCGCCGGTGTGACAGCGCACGGTGTTGGTGATGTAGATGGAGCAGCGGGCGTGAAGTTTGTGTGGATGGAAGTAGATGCCGGGCTGAAACTCGCCAAGCGCGGGGTTGAGCGTGAGTTCGTCGCTGGGGGTGAAGAGTGCGCCGCGCAGGAGGGCGCCCGAGGGGCCAACGAACGGCAAGCCGTGGATGTCCTCGTCGTTGCCGGGGTTCTGGCCGATGGCGAACACAGCGGGCGCATTCGGCTTGGGCGGCAATCCCTCATGGACCGTAGGCAGACCGACGGACTGTGCGTGTTCGTGAAGTTCACAGGCGGTACAGTCGGGATGGGCGGGGAGGGGAGTCATTTTAGGGACGTGAACCAAAGACTAAGTGTGCAATAGACTTGGCCAAAGATTGCCCATTGAGCATACCATCGGATGGAAACCGTTGCGTCCTGGAGAACTGCAATCATGCACGCCCCTAGAATGAGTGCCGTTGTTACCCATATCACAACGAGTACAATAAGACAGTTACGGTCGTAGGGTGTCATTGCCATGTTACTTGCTCTTGCTGCGCTGTTGCCTGACGACACAGAGGGCGCTAAGGATGGCCTCGTGTTCGGTGGCTTTGTCAAGGAGACGCATGATCTCGACGTCGGCGTCTAGCTTGACGCTACGGGCGCGGTTGCGCAGGTTCTTGATGGCGCGTTCTTTGCTAGCGATCGCGCGGTTGATTGGAGACATCGTCAGTTTGGGCTTACGAGGCATTGTTCTTTCCTTCGGGGAGGCGGGGTGCGCTGCTCGCAGTGGCCGTTGATGTCGCCGCGTGACTTGTGGCTGTAGTTTGACTGGCGACGAAGTTCCATGAGGCGGGCGTCGCGGCAGGGGATACAGACACCGCCTGAACGGTCAACGGTGGCGACGCCGCAGGTTATGCACTTGTGACACATTGCTGCCCGTTCTGGTGAGTTCAATGGGAATCGTCAGGGTAGAACCGTTTGCAAAGTCGATGCGGTCATCGGTGCGCGCGGAGACGGACAGGTCACATTTGAGCGCTGCAATAACACGATCCATGAATGATGTGCGCGCGGTAGGTGTCAGACAGCAGTAGACCGCGCGGACATTAGGCTTCCGCAGTTCGTCTGCCAGGATGAGAACGGCGCGCTCGGTACAGCCCTGTTGCCGGGGCTTGCTCTCGAGAGTTTCCTTGCCGCCCAAGCCGTGCGTAGTAGCAGGGTTGGTTTGGGTGGCCATGATCCTGAGAAGGCGGGGGATTGCTTCGGAGACGGGGGTGGTCGGGGTGACGCAGGCGCGGGTGAACCAGTCGTAGAGGGTGCGCTCGATGAAAGCGTCGGTGGTTGCGGATGGAGGGTCGTGGAGTTGGCAGGCGCGGGAGACGAGGAAGAGGCCGAGGGAGGCCCACGCGATGCCCTCGCCCTTGAAGGTGAGCACGAGGGCGTCGGTGGCTATAGCGGCGACGTCGATCGCGGCGCGGACGAGGGGATCGGTGTGGGGGTCGGGGGTGGGCATGTCAGGACAGGGTAGCGGGGGTGTGAGTGGGTGTCAAGGGGTTATTCGAGGTCGGTGGGGTCGATCCACCAGGCGATGAGGAAGGTGACGGCGCGGCGGCGCCACAAGAGCTTGCCCGCGTCGGAGGGGTGAATGATGCGGCCGGTGATGGTGGGGTCGGTGCGGCTGGACTTGCGGGAGGGGGCGATGGCGAATTCGTCGAAGATGCGGTCCTGCATGGCGCGTTCGAGGTCGGCGAAGATGACGGGCTTGGCGGCGAACGAGGGGAGTTCAACGCCCCGCCACGCGAGGGGGTAGGCGGCGTTGACGGTGATCTCTTTGCCGTTGTGATCGGTGTCTTTGCTGGTGTAGTTTTGTTGGGTGGGTTCGGCGTCGACGTAGTCGCCCTCGCCGGTGGGCAGAGCCTTCTCGCGCTCGTCGTTTACGATGGGCTTGCCGTAGCGGGTGGTGACTTCGCCGCCGTGGGGAAGTTCGGCGGTCGTGCGGATGGCGAAGATGTCCCCGCCCATGTCGGGCACGATGACGTAGCCAGCGTCGAGGGCAAGGCGGATCTTCTCGAAGTATTCGAGGCGGCGTGTGGCGCGCAGGCGGAGACGTTTGAGGGTGGAGGTGCGCTGTTTGTTGCGCTCGGCGACTTCGAGACAGGCGGCGATGTCGTCGAGTTCGGCTTGGGCGGCTGCCTCCTTATCGGCGGCCCAGGCGGTGAGTTTGGTGCGGGCCGTTTTCATTTCGGCCGGGTTGTGAGCAATGACGATGCCGGAGGTCTCGACGGGGATTTGGGTGGGGGCGGTGGCGAGTGCGGTCATTGAGGGGCTCCTTTGGTCTGAGTTTATCGGAGGGTTGTCGTGTGTCAATGGGAGGGATCGTCTTTGGTGCGTGGATGGCCGCACCTGCTGCATATTGTGCCGCCGCCGGTCTGGTAGCCGCAGCGGTCGCAGAACCACAGGTCAGGGTGGCGCTTCGGTTTGAGTTTTGCTTCGAGTTCTGCAATGCGCATTGCTACGAATGCGCCCACCGCTTTGTTGAAGGGGCCGTCGAACTTTGGCCAGTTCTCGAATCCGAGGGCGGCCTTGACACCGAGGGCAAGTTCTGCGTGGCTTTTGCTGATCTCGGCTACATCGCGCTTGTACGCCGCAGTGCGGGCGTTTGCAGCAGTGAGGACGGCTTTGATTTGGGTAATCTCGCTACAGCATTCGATCCAGCCAGGGTAGTATTCGTCCATTTCCTGGGGAGCGAACCCGCCGCGCTCGGCCAGCCGTTCCAGAGTTTGTCCGTGATAGAGTGAGGAATACACCGAGTAGGCAAGTTCTGCTATGCTCCATGGAACCGCGAGGGGGTGCGGTTTTCCGTACTCGCGGCTTCTTTGGATTGGGAACGTCTTGTTCCGCTCCTGCTGTAGTGCGGTGCGGAGGATATCTCGCGCTCGGTATTGTTTCTTGACCTCTTTCTGTGCCGTGTCGCAACGACGCCCGCTATCTTTCGCCATTGCCTCCCATACTGCATCGCTCAGTTTTAGGTGTTCTATCTGCTTGTTTGCAGTGGCGAGTTCGTCGGTCAATCTGGCAACTACCATCCCCGATGACTCTTTGCCGTTGAGTGCGCGCTCTGCTATGTCGCGCAGCGCGGCGAGTGTAGATTGGGGTTCCCGGTTGGGCTCGTACTTGTCCGCGATGCGTTCGTACATGCCGATTGCCATTTCGCATGCGTCCCACACCCGCTCGTTCTGTTTTTCCAGTTTCGTGATTTGGGCGTCGCGTTCGACAACTATTTCCCGCAATGCGTCGCGCTCCATGTACGCCTGTTCAGTTCCCATCGTCGTGCTCCTGGTCGTCTTTCGGCGGTGTCCATGTTGACCGCAGCCGCTCGACCTCGGCCTGCACCGCGTCGTGCTTCTTCTGCCAATCGGTCGCGATCTGCTCGATTTGCTGGTACATATCGTGCCAATACGCCGCCGAGCCCAACTGCCTCTTATCCGCACATTTCTCCCAAAACTTAGACCATTTCTCTTCCGCCTCGTCAGCCCGCTCGTTCGCGGCGGCGAGGTCATCAACCGTGTGCTTGACGTAGCCACGCACGTCGGCGGCTACGCCCGCCTGCTCCATATTGGCCCAGAACTCGTCGTCGGCATCGTGACCGGTCGCGTTTACGGGCGGGTACTCACTCATCGTTGGCTTCCTTCTGTTCGTCGTCGAGATACTCAACTTTGGCCTTGCCACGACGCACCAACTTCACTTTCATTGATCTGGTGCCGTGTACGGTGGGCTTCAGGTCGATGTCTGCTGGCTTCTGCTCGTCGATCTGGGCAATGGCGCGGTCCCTACAGCGGTATCGTGTTTCCGTTTTCCAATGGACGCATCCGAGGCAGCGCGTCTGCACACGCCAGTAGAAACAGAACCACCGTTTGGCGCGGAAGTCGTGGATCTCACACCAAATCGGCCGCCATGCGAACTTTCGTTGCGTTCGCATCTGGTAGGTGCCCATCACTTGTTCCTTTCCGCTGCGTCGCGGGCGATGGATTGTACGGCTGCCGCCACCCTTTCCCCAAAATCTTGGGCCATGATGCCGTAGAAGTAGCCTTCAAGGGATCTTGCGGCACCGGCCGCCACATCCTTGCTAGCGTCCGCGATGAGCCGCTGATACTCTTTCTGAACTCCAGTTGCTATTTCCTGTCGGTTCATTCTTTACTCCCCCTTGCTGCGGATTCGGTGGGGCAGACCCACTCGTCGATTGAGATATTGAACTTTTTGTGTAGGGCGACGAGCATTGTGATGCTGATTGCGTAGCGGCCCGACTCGACACTTTCGATTGCGGAGCGTTTGTAGCCGAGCACCGCTGCGATCTCGCGTTGCGTCAGGTTGTTGTGGCGGCGCAGCTCGCGCAGTTGCATGCGTGCGCTGGTCGCCCAGGGTTGGCACGCTAGTTTGTTCATCTTTGCTTTGGTCCTTTGGATGCGGTCAGGCGGGGAGGAGGGAGAGGTGGACGTGGGGTTCGTTGGGAGAGATGTAGACGGCGCTGCGGGCGGCGATGTCGGCCAGGAGGGTGAAGTGTTCGGAGACCAGAGTGCCGCAGGGGAGTACGGAGTTGAGGATGATGTTGCGGGTAGTGAGGACCGGGTCGCCGGCGCGTTCGGATTCGAGGAGGCATGAGGAGATTGTAGTCTGGAGGGCGCCGCCGAAGTTGGTGGCGCCCGCGAGTGCGCGGCGGATGATGCGGTTGAACATGAGCGCTTGGGCGCTGCTCTGTTGGCGGTAGCTGAGTTGGGCATGGGTGAGGGGCATTGTCGAGTCCTTTCAACGGAATCCGCAGCGGGGCGAGAAATGATCGAGCAGTTTGCCGGTTTTGGGGTTGGCGTGTTCGATGATTCCCTTGATGTCGTGTGTAAAGTTGAAGACGTTGAAGTCGTAGAGCCGTTCGAGATTGAGGGGCGTACGTTTGTTGACTGCGCCTAGCACTTTGGCGATTGCAAGAGCGCCGATTGCGCCGCTGGCCGAGCGCTCGGCGATCTTGTCGATGATGAGGTGTGTTTCGCGTGTGCTGAGGGGCATGCTGTTTCCTTCGGTGGTTTGGGCGGCGGGCTTTAGTTGTAGTCGTGGGTAAGCGGGGTTAGCAGCGGGGGTAGAAGAGGGGCACCCAGTCGCCGTCGAGTCCGGGCACTTCGTAGGTTTTGTAGGGGCCGTGCGGGTCGTCCATGTCGTAGAACTTTTCGAGGCGGTTGTGTGGATCGTCGACGGCGAGGTGCCCGTCTAGTCTGTGTTCTTCAACGCGGACGATGTAGACGTGTTCGTCAAAGAAGTCTTGGCCGACGGGCGTCGCGTACATGCCGAGGCAGACAACAGAAGGATTGCCGTTGGTGTCAACGGCTTCGGTTAGAGCAAGAGGATAGCCGGGGAGAGGGGTGGATTTGGTGCTGTCAATGAGTGGCATTGGGGTTCCTTGCGGTTTAGGCAGTGTTTTCGATGTAGTTGAGGGTGGCAATGAGTTCGTCTTTGGCTTTGTTGATTGCGGCGGGGGTGCTAACAACTGCTTCGCGGTCGTAGAGCAAGTCGGCAAGGTAGCGCGCGTCGGTAAGGAGAGTGTCGTAACTTGAGAGGTAGCGGGAGAGGGCTTCGCGCTCGAATGTTTCGAGGGCGTTGGAGTGGAGAGTGAGGATGGGGACGGCGCGGCCGCGATCGCAGAACACAATGTCGCCGGCTTGGGCGGCTTGTGGTTCGAGGCAGGGGAGCGCGGGGGTCATCATGGTGGGGCTCTTAGGCTGTGAGGGCGGCGGTGAGGTGGTAGCGGAAGATGTCGAGGATGACATCGGCAGAGTTGCGCCTGAAGAGGTGGCAGTTGTATTTGCCGGTGAACTTGTTGGCGCAGAGGGCGTCGTGGATGTCTTGGTAGTTGCTGAGGTTGCTCTCGTGGCTCCATGGAAGTTCGGGGTGGGGCAAGGGACGGTTGAAGCAGCAACCGAGCCAGGGGTTGTGACCGATGTCTTCGTTGGTGATGTAGTGGACGGTGAAGTTGCAGTCGAAGCGGGGGGAGTGGATTTCCCAAGTGCCCGAGAAGCATTCGTCGGGGATGGGGGTGAAGCCGAGGGAGTCCATGAATGCGGGCATGGCGGCAGTGAGCTTGCGCACTTCGGCGATGAGCATTTTGTCGGCGCGTTTGAGCGGCATTTGTTTACTCCCAAGGGAGAAAGGCGAATGTACCAAGATTGGTGTTGGCAAGTTGCGCAAGGTCGGTTGCCGAGAGTTTCTTTCGTTGTGCTGCCTCGAACCACATTTGGGGATTGATCGCGTGGACGCTGGCAAGTGCGCTGCACGTTTGGGCGAGGTCGGCGTCCCCTTCGGCGCGCGATGGGCCGATGCGCTGTGCTTTGATGAGGGCGTCCGCGTAGTTGAGCATTAGTCGGCGCCTTGGGGCGGGCGGGTGCGGATGGAGAGGGAGTAGAAGAGGCCGACGATGAGCCAGAGGTAGGCGAGTTGGGGAGGGGTCATGGTTCGGCCTTGGCGATCGCGGCGCGGGCAGCGTCATAGGCTTTCTGCATCGCGCCGCCACTTTGTCCGAGGCCATTGTGCAAGCCAAGTGCCTTTTGTGATCCCTCTGGCGGTGCGCATAGATCCCGCAACGCCTCCAGCAGGTCCGGCGAGGCGGCGATAAGTGCGGCGTTAGCTGTTTGCTCGTCACCGCTACGCTGCTCGTCCTCATTGCATATCACCGCAACCGGTCTGACGATGCCCGGCGTCGAATTGCGCTCGCCAATCCGCCACTGTTTCATGATCTTACCGCCAAAAGTGTTCCACGCTTCCCACGGCCCCGGCGTGTGCTTGCTCATTACTTGCTCCCTTCGGCCGCCGCGATCGCGGCGCTGAGTGTCTTGACGAGTTCGTCCCAACCACCACCGTTGTCGGCTTCGTGTTCAATATGGGGGAGTACCCCCCGCAGCGCCGCCAGAAGGTCCGGCGCGGCGGCAATGAGTGCGGCGTTTGCGCGTACCTGTTCTCCTGGTGCGCGGCTGTTCGCACATTCGGCCACTAGAACATCATCGCGCTTAGCGCCAATGGTAAAATGTTCATCCTCGCCCATGCCGCCGAATATGATGGCCCACGGCCCTGGCGTGTGTTTCGTGCGCTTGACGTGTGGGCAGTGTTTGGCAATGAGGGCGTCGGTTTCGCCAATGCGCTTGGCTTCTGCGGTGGGGTCAAGGGGTTCGGATTGTTTCTCGGACATTGGGTTCCTTTCGCGTGAGGGGTTGAAGCCGCGCCGACGCGGTTGGGCGCCGGCACGGTTGATTGAAAAGGCGCAGTTGTGCAGCGTGCGCCGTTGTGCGGATGGAGGCTCGCGCGCCGTGCGTTCGTGGGTCAGGGCATGAGAGTCCTTTCAGCGTTGGGGGTGTGCCCTTCCCCCGCGCGCGTGGGGCGGGGGTCGGGCGCGCCTCCAACAAGGAGGGCCACGAAAGGATATCGGTTAGGTGCTGGCTTTGTTGGCGACACCAAGGGCAACGTGCATGGCGACAGGTAACGACATAGCGTGCATCTTGGCGCGGTTCTTGGCATTGACGGCGTCGTAGACTTGGGCGACGATTGAGGCGCTAAACAAATCGACGAGTTGACCGCCCCGCTTTCCTTTGGGAACGAGTGCGCCGTCAGCGGTGACGCGACGTGCTTGACAAGTGTCGACGATGTGCCGAATAGCGTGCAGCCAGTGGCCGGTTTCGGGCTCGTCGGTGTGCAGCGGGGGCAAGTCGGATTCTTGTACGCGGAAGATGTTGAATGAGACGACATCGCGGGCGTTGCGCAGCTCGGCTTTGGCGCTGGCGATGTCGTCGCGGGTGTGGTTCTCGGTTGGGAAGAGGGCAACCATGCAGCCGTCTGGTCCCGCTAGTTCGCTGTCCCAGTGAATGCCGGAGGTGGTCGGGTTGGCAAAGGTAACGGATTCGATGCGGGAGAGATCGAAAGTACAGCCGCTAACGTCGACGATGCAGGTTTCGGGTTTGTCGGTCATTGGGGGATTCCTTTCGTGTGGGTGTGGTCAGTGGCGGGTGGGCTTGGCGGCCCAGAACGGGATGTAGGCAAAGGGGATGTCGTACCAGACTTTGCCGTCGGTGGCAGAGAGAAAGGTGGTGACGTTGGCGCGGGATGGGTAGTCGCGCAAGATGCGCTCGGACTCGGGGGTTTTGAGCGCGTAGAGGTCGGATTCATGGGAGTCGATGGGAATTCCCGCGTCCTTGAGGATGTAGTAAATGGGTCGCGCCGGGGGCCTAGCGTTGATGGATTCGGCGAAGGCGCGTCGGGTGCCGTTGGGGTTGTCGTAATAATGGGTGGTGGGGTTGTCGCCAAAGTGAAAGGTGGGGTAAAGGCCGGGCCAGTCGAGACGGATTGAGAAGACGGCAGCAATGAGCTTGGCCGCGTCGCTGTTGCGTTGGTAGTTGGCTTCGGCGCTCTCGTCGCGCTCGTTGTTGTAGCGGGTGTAGTCGTTGGCGGATCGTTCAATGAGAACACAGAAGGCGTCGGCGGCTACCGAGTGGTGTTTGTGGAGGTAGGTTGTCCAGGCGTCGCGGTCGTGGCAATCGGTGGGGGGCGGGGGGTAGTCGCGGGCGTTTGCGCGTCGTTTGATGGCTGTACGCGCGGTTGATGGGGTCGCGCCTTTGTCGTTGAGGTGCATGGGGGGTTTCCTTTCGTGCGTTGGGGTTGGTTGGTCAGTCGCGGTAGATCAGGGCGTAGCTTTCCTCTTTGAGCGCGGGCGCGATGCCGTCGATGTCTTCGAGGTTGGTTGTGTAGTCACAGACGTCGTCGACGTGGGGCCGATGGAGGCTGTGTTGGTGGATGAGCAGCAGCCAGGCCGGGCGGCTTTCCACGATGAAACCTAGCTGCATTTCGTCAACGGAGTACCAGTAATCGAGGGCCGCGCGTGCCGTGCTGAATCGCTCGGCTTGCGGCTCCGCTACGTCTTTGACGTTTGTTGCTCCGGCGTTGAAGACGGCGCGGATGAGCGTGTCCGCGGGTGCATTGCGGTTCTCTCGGATGAGTTGCGCTATGAGCGCGGTTTCCGTGGCTTGGGTCATTGGCGGGCGTCCTTTCGTGTTGGTGCATGCCGTGCGCATTAGCCGGGGGCGTGTGTTGAACGGTTTAGAGTTTGTGCGTGGGGTGTTTGCTTGCTCGGTCTCCCCAGAGATTGGGCAAGTCTCGTACGGTTTCGGCTTTGTGAAACTGCACGGCAGTCCCCGCCCATTTAGGCCACACTTTGGCGTGCCTTTTGCGATAGCTCTTTGCCCCTGCCAATTGTCTCGCGTGTCCCAGTCGCCCATCTACCCGCGCTGTAGCGTCAGTACCGCATTTAGGGACAAACGTGCCTTCTGCGTTGATTGTGCCGAATATTGCAAACGTCCACATGTGGATCCTTTCGTGTTGGGTTGAAACCCGCGCGGTAGCGGTAGCCACCGACACGGGTGGGGCGAGGTCATTTGACGGTAAAGCCGTCGTCAATGAGGCCGGCAACAATGGCTTCAGCGTAGCGGGGTTCGCAACACAGGCCGCTGAACCAAGTGGCGTCTGAATCGGTGTTCTGGCGGAGCCAGTTGGTAGCGTCGGGGGTGGAGGGGACGAGCCGGATGAGGGAGCCGTGATTTTCGACGCGGACGTCGGGGCGTTCGGGTTCGGGTTCGGTTTCGCGCTCGTCCTCCAGGGCTTCGCAGTCTGCGTCGTGTTGGCTGAACATGGAATATCCTTTCGTGTTGGGGTTGAAGCCAGCGCGGACCGGGTGGGGTGCGCGCGGGTGCGAGGGCGGTTAGTTGACGTCGGCGCGGTAGTTGGCGGAGAGTGGCGCATGACTGCGGGACCAGATGCAGCGGCCCGGGCGCGCTGTTGCGTGGTAGGGCGGTTGTTGGTCGATGTGAAAATCTGGGGGGCGCGTGCTATCCCTGCCGGACATCCATCCGACCCAAGGGTGTGCGCCGTCGGCGGGGTCGGCGTTGTGCGCCGTTCGGATGGGGTGGTTGAGTTGCTCGATTTCGGCGAGGGTGTCGGTTGATAGGAGGACCGCTTCGCCGGTTAGCATCTGTTCGATTATCTCGGTGGTTTTCATGGTGTGGTCCTTTCGTGTTGGTGGTTGAACGTCGCCGAGCAGCGGTAGCCGATCGGCGGAGGTGAAACTAGGACGCTACAGACCGCGCTCGAATGGTCCGGCCTAGCAACTCGTGGTGTAGCTTGGTCAATATCGCTTTTACTTCAACGGGCTGATTGTTGAACGTTGTGGGCGATTCGCCCAAGTACGCGTAGACCAGTTGACCCTCTTCCGGGGTCAACGTGCCGTCGGCTACCGCCAGACTCTTGAGATTCTGGAAGTTGACGTATTCGTCAAGTTCCATGTCCAGGGCCGCGCAGGTTTCGTCGACTTTCACTTGAGTCGTCAACCCTTCGGTCAATCGACGGTCAATCTCCGCTCTCTGCGCTGCAATCATTGTTGCAATCCGATTCATGGCTGCACCCTTTCAGTTAGTGAAATCCCGCCGACCACCGTCAAGGGATCGGCGAGAGAGGGTTAGTTTGTGGGGTGGTGCCGATCGCGCTCGGCCGCAAACGCTCGGAGTAGGTCGGCCGCGTCAAGTTCGAGCCGGTAGCGTGCCGTTTGTCCGCGTGTTTTTCTTTCGTCTACGGCTGAATCTTCCAGCTTGGCCGCAACTCTGCGACCTAGTTCCGTTGCTCGTTTATATACAGTTTTGGGCATGGGGTGTGTGGTCCTTTCGTGTTGGTTGAATGCGCGGCGAGCGCCGGTGAGCGGTGCCGCGCTGGGGTTACTCGAAGGGGTTGGCGATTGGGTCGCCACCACCGATGTCGGCAGCAACGGCGGTAAGAATAGAAGCAGCTTGGCGCGCGTCGTGTGCAGCATCGAGGATGTCGCGGTTGAGACCGGTGCGCACGATGTCCTTTGCGGGAGTGCGGACGGCGGGGTTTGAGAGCCAGCGTTCGAGACCTTCGCGTAGTTTGCGGTGCGTGATATGGTCGCGGTTGTCGGGCATGGTGTGGGGCCTTTCGTGTGGTGTGGGGGCGGGGGTTTGTTGAGAATGGGGTCGCAATAAGGGGTCATTTGCGCGCGGGGGAGTGGGTGTATGGGGTGTGGTAGGGGTGGAGGAGGGTAGGTGAGTTTCCATTCTCATTAGTGTCACTCGCCCATCGTCTGACCAACTGACTGACATGCACGCATCATACATGACAGTCATCGGCACCGCAAGCGTCACGCACCAGTATTTGACCTTTATTTGTAGCCTGCTCTCCACTTCAGGGGCAACCCCCAGCGCACGGGCGGCACCCCGCCACGCCAGCGGCACACCCCCGCACCAACGGAGGGCGACCGCACCAGCCGCAGCGGTCATGCTGGCGTGCCGGCAGTCACCTCTACCGCATCGGTCGTGTTGGCGTGGCAGGGTGTCGTAGCTATGGTCGTAGCCACCACTACATGCTTAGTGAGAACCCATTCTCAACAGGCCCACCGTTGGCAACCACTAGCCTATGGCCTTGGGCGGCAAC